TCCAGCGGAAGGTGAGGGGATCGAACCCTCGCGGCTTTTACACCCTACCTGTTTAGCAAACAGGCCCCTTCACCACTTGGGTAACCTTCCTTTGGTGGTACCAGCTGGAATTGAACCAGCGACACACGGATTTTCAGTCCGTTGCTCTACCAACTGAGCTATGGTACCATTTGTAGCCAGGGCAGGAGTTGAACCTGCAGTACCGAATTAGTGCACTTACGGCGTTCGTCCTCTGTATGTTTCAACTTCACTGGACTAAGCGTCTTCCATTCCGCCACCTGACTAAATAGTGGAGCGTCACTTATTTCTAAGTTATCCACTTCGGTTACGTTATCTTTCGATAAGAGGCTTTACCGAGCCCAAGGTAGTCAGGACAGGATTTGAACCTGTATGTTATACCAAATGGTTAGGGTTATATTGCTCTCTTGCGTCCAAGAGATAATGTAGTAGTTCACATCTACGCCGCACCCTCTGTGTTTGATAGTATAACTCCATTAGCGTCTACCAATTCCGCCACCTGACTATTTAATTGTAAACCAGCTCTTTAGCATTCTACTTCTTGCAAAGAGAAATTGTATCTAACTTAGCCCTGCTCCAGCAATACGGGTACTAAAGTTTACTGATTTAATTTCTTTCCAACATGTCAAAGACCTCTTTGTTTTTGATACCTCAATAATAAGCAAGTGTTTCGCTAAGAAAAAATAAAACTTGATTTTTTTGCACGGGTACCAGGATTCGAACCCAGATCAAAGGTTTTGGAGACCCTTATTCTACCATTGAACTATACCCGTAAATAAGGAAAAGAGAAGATGGTTCAGTGGACATCTCTTTTTACAATCGGCATTACTCTGGTTTATACCTGTAAACTCCGATAGTAACGACCGATATAAACTCTTGAGTCATAGTTACTATCATTCCCCGATTAACCTTTGCTAACATGTGTGGATTCGAACCACTTAAATCCTGTCTTTAAACAAAATTTCTAACCGATTTAGAATACATGCCATATTTAATTCCACAACTTATTTTCTGCCTAAATACCAACCCTGTGGGAGATCTTCTCCTTTTTTTATTTTTTTATCTTCAGTGCCGTTTGTTATCCATCTAGTACCGTATTGTGAATTTTTGTCGCCAGTTCTAAGTGAAGCTTTTTCACTCATTTTTTGTTTGGTTTCTTCTGAATGTTTTAAACCGTACCAGGAGAAACCTTTGTTTCTCCCATCAGAATAAGATTTTTTTAAAGCAGCTGACATGGATTTCGAATATGATTCTGCCCAGTTTGGATCTTTTCTTAATTCATTTAATTTTTGGTGCGCTGCTTCAACACCCGCTGCTTGGAATTTTTTGGAATGCTCTTCAGAATGAAATCCCCCGCCTCCGCCCAACTGTAAATTCATACACATAGGATTCTCAAGAAATTGCTCATTCACAATCTCCTTTTCTCTTTCTGCTAGAAGTATTCTATTAGGTAAAAATTCCAATATTTTTTTTTCATGATTTTCTAAACCATTCTTCCGTATTGAATACCAGAGTTTTTTGCCACTCCCTAGGTACCCATCATCTAGGTTATCAGTGGAATGCATACCTATGTAAAATTTATTATCAATTTTACAGGTCGTCATGTAAATATAGTGGTACTTTTTCTCCTTTCTCACTTACTTGTACTTGTTTTGACTATATATCAAAACAGAGGTACGTAAATGTTGGCAGTTGGTAGAGAGGGATTCGAACCCCCGTACTCCGAAGAGAGCAGAGTTACAGTCTGCCGCCTTTAACCACTCGGCCACCTACCAATTTAATTTTTAGTCTTCTTTCTTAGCCTTCCTCCACTCGAGATAAAATCCTAATGCAACCAGAATATTCATTCCGAATGAAGCAAGAATTTCGTGGATGTCTTCATAGATGTTCATCGTAAGGTGAACGTGTCCGACCATCCAAAAGGGAATGGAAAGATTTGATGCCACCCAAACGATAAAGAAGTGCAAGAATTTTTTCATGACCTTAGATTTGCTCCCCGACCTGGACTCGAACCAGGGACCTACTGATTAACAGTCAGTTGCTCTAACCTACTGAGCTATCGAGGAATATTGTGGACCGTAACGGATTCGAACCGTTGACCCCCTGCGTGCAAGGCAGGTGCTCTAGCCAACTGAGCTAACAGCCCAACTAATTAAATGAAAAGAAAAATATCCCCATGAATGTTGTCCCATTCATCAACTTCAGGATCACTGCACTGACAAGAATTTTCTCTCTCTTTGTCAGGATCATAAATTCCTGTTTCTTGGTAAGCATTTGCCATTTCGATTAATTCTTTGCTTTCCTGTGGGGTTTCATTGTTTTTCATTTCATGAGGTTTGTTATTTTTGTTTTTTGTTGGTCAGGGGGGCCCGGCTCGAACGGGCGGCCTCCTGGTCCCAAACCAGGCGATCTACCAACTGATCTACACCCTGAATTTTTTAAGTGCCTCTTTAGATTTATCTTCAATCCAATTTAAATCGTACTTAAACTCCTTCCAATTATCAAAATCCCTTAATTGTTCTATTACTTCCAAGGGAACTAAAACAAATCCTTCTGGCGCAATACCATCAAATTTATGATAGCTAGAGTTTAAAATTTTATATTCGACTGGATCTTCGCTCATATCTAATTTTTATTTTAGTAGCGGGGGAAGGTAACGCTCCTCCTACACACCTTGGCTTATGAGGCCAGGCTGCTACTAAGCTCCCCGCGATATTGAAAAAGTGTTAAAACTTTAGTAGCCCGTAGGGGAATCGAACCCCTCTTACCAGGATGAAAACCTGGCGTCCTAACCGATAGACGAACGGGCCAAATACAGGATCGCTTTTTTTCGATATTGGAGATCAAATAAATTTGCTGAATCGATCCTAAATTTTTTATGCTCTCTTAAGAGTTACTATAGTAAAATATGCTTTTTCATCAAGGCAAAATTCAATATCCTCTGGATATGTGCAATCGTAATGGCTAAGATCAGAATCATAGATACCTTTTGCTATGCCTTTTTTAAACTCCATCTCGTCATTTACGTTCACGGGGGAAATGGAGCATTTAAGAATTTTCGGTAGGTATTTAGACTCTAGTAACTTATGATGCTCTTGAAGTTCTCTCCATTCTTTTGAATGGTCACTTTTGTCTTGAACGAGCTGGTACCATTTTTCTTGTAGTTCCAGATGTTTCTGATGCTCTTCAAGTGTTACAGAAATTACTTTTGAAGAATGAATACTATCTACCGCCAGTGTAGGAAGCCAATTTCTAGCAATCTCCTCGCCGACGTAAAATCCAAGCTGGTATTCCAAGCTCATAGACTTAATACGATCGATCCTTTTTTGCTTTAATCCCTCATCAAGTTCTGGCGATCTATCTTCCTGAAACCGATGAGTAAGTTTTCTTGCCGTTGTTTCTTTTTTCATAATGGCGGCCCGTACGGGACTCGAACCCGTGACCTCCGCCGTGACAGGGCGGCATTGTAACCATCTCTACTAACGAGCCAATTTAAAAGTCTCCCACGATTCTTTACCCCTTAAGGTAGTCCAGGATTTGAACCTGCCAAAACCGTTTATTTTTTCTTGCCACACCCACTACGGACAGGAGATTTTTTTTGTGACCCCGATGCGACTCGAACGCATAACCCCCGCATTAAAAGTGCGGTGCTCTAACCAATTGAGCTACGAGGTCTGAAGTTTGTCACTTTCAGTTTTCATAGGACCTTTTTTAATTTGTTTGTTACCCCTGATGGATTCGAACCACCATTAACTGGACCAAAACCAGTTGTCCTGCCGTTAGACGAAAGGGTAATTTAAACTGTGGGCCCAGAGGGACTCGAACCCCCGACCAATTGATTATGAGTCAACTGCTCTAACCGACTGAGCTATGGGCCCTAAAAACGGGATGGTTTTTTCTTTTTTCAAATAAAAGTTTGGGTAATTTGCTGAACCCATCCCTTTGGAGCAGCAGACAGGATTTGAACCTGCGACCCCAACCTTGGCAAGGTTGTGCTCTACCAACTGAGCTACTGCTGCATTATGCCCCTTTTATTCGGTTAAGAAGGCGGGCAAAAGATAAGTTGATCTTAGCTGATCAGGCCAAACTTATCTCATATTCCTTAGGGTAACGAACCCACGACTGATATCGTTCACCGTCCGAAAAAACGTTCTTTTCTAATTTTATTACACTGCAGAAAAGAATAAAGATGCCGTGCGTGTGGTTAATCCTCGTCGAGATTATTATCTTTTTTAAAAAAAACCATTTTCATTCCGGATTTCCATCCTTCTTGAAGGTATTTTTCTATTTCCCCTTTTTTTATTCTTTTGTTAATTAGGTCTTCTGTGTTATGAATCCAACAGGTTCCAAATTGTGAATTCAATTCTGCTTTTTGAGCTCTAGAACTATTTTCACCGATTTTTCTTTTCGTTTCATCGGTGTGTTTTTTTCCTTTAAAAGATTTCATTGCTCCACCTAATAGCCTTTTTGAAATTTCTGGATCGGACCAAAGCTTTTTCATAACTTCTGAAGAAACCAATTTCATTTTCGCGATGTAGTTGGGATCTTTCCAAACTTTTTCCGAAGTTTTTTTTGCGCCTTTGATAAGTTGTTCCTGTGTAAATCCAACATCTCCACCCTTACATAAATTCATACACATAGGATCGGCAAGAAGATCCTCGTTAACTATCTCGATTTCCCGGTCAGAAAGCTCTTTTCTAGTTTTAAAGAATTCAAGATATTCTATTCTAAAATTTTCTTTTCCGTGGTATTTTATTTTATGCCATAATTTATGTCCGCTTCCTAGATAGCCATCATCTAGATTATCGGTAGAGTGCATTCCAATGTAATATGACAAGTCAACTATACAAGTTGTTTTATATAAAACATTGAATTTTTTATCTTTCCTTGACATTTTGTACTTCCGTTTATCTTATATATCCAAACGGAAGTACAAAATGTTGAGCGAGCGGGAGACGAGATTCGAACTCGCGACCTATAGCTTGGAAGGCTATAGCTCTACCAACTGAGCTACTCCCGCAGGTTTGAGTAGACCCGGGCCCGATGGGCCCTTTTTAAGATCTACTCAAAGTCAGGATAGTGTTTAACTCCTAGTTTCCTAGGAGTATCGGAATTGAACCGATTGTATCCTAATAGTTTCAATTGCTGAATCTATCCTTGGCGGAGGCTGAGGGATTCGAACCCCCGGACCGGTTCCCCGGTCTTCAGTTTTCAAGACTGACGCAATCGACCAACTCTGCCAAACCTCCGAATTGACTCTAAGCTGATCTGACGGTAAGCTTTCGAGTACTGTTAAATATTATACGAAAGAAATTAAAAATGTTTCTTTCTTATAATTTGAGCCTCCTGACGGACTCGAACCGCCGACCATCTGATTACAAATCAGAAGCTCTACCAACTGAGCTAAGGAGGCCTCAAGGCCTTTTTTTTCCAATACGTCAAAGAACTCCTTTTTTCTTTACTGCCGCAAACGTACTGTGTTTCGGCGTATTGAAAAAACGATTCAATCTTTTTTTAGAAGATTGGATTTGTGGAGCTGGCGGGTTTCGAACCCGCGTCCAGCTAGATAAATCCTAAAAACTTCATTCACAGGCTTAGTTAATTTTTCTAAACTAACAAAATTTACCACCTATTTTTTTGGACTGAGATTGGTGATGATACTCAGCGGAGAACGCTAGCAGCGATCTAAAGGGTATTGGCTTGCGCCTCAGGGTTACTGATCATTCTCCAAAGCGGTACTGTTAACCCTTATTCCCGCAATTACAACTTTCTGTTCCCAGGCTGTTGCCGCCCAACGCTTAGGCTACTGCTAGAGCAACTTCAGCTTCCTTTTGAGGAACTAGTCCCGCAAGGATGAAAAATGGATTTTCGCCATTTGTTGTTTTACATAGGTTATTTAAGAGTTTCCAATGCTAACTCTGCCTGCATCAATTCAAAGAACTTTGACCTCCTGTCGATTCCATTCAGCCCCATTTGTTTTTTAGAGCCGCAAAGATACCGAATTTGTTTTGCTTAAAAAAACGAATCCAATAAAAAACCCAAATCTTTTTAGGATTTGGGTTTGTGGCTCTGTAAAATTCTTTCAAAAATTTAACTAACACAAACCCTGGTCACCTTTGGTGTCCAATTCCCTTTATCCTGCGATGCAAAATAACTGTATGTTTGTGAATGTATCATTTTTGATTGAATTTCGAGATTTATATATCAAAGAATCTTTTTGTTTCATACATTTTCTGAAAAAATTCAAAAAATTATTCTATTTTTTCATTTAAAATGTTACTAGCTTGGTAATTTACGAAAAAATTTGAGTCTATAGTGTCGTATTTGAATTTACGATTAGTCCCAAGACCTAAAATTTCTCTAGCTATATCCTCAGAGTGAAGCATCCTCCAATCAGAAGGGTTTTGAAAAGACCTTGAATATCTCCACCAGTGCCAAAGATTCCAGCCAGGGTATTGAGATTTGGAAGTGATTTCTTCTGTTCTGTCTTCTGACATATCAAATCTTCCAATTCTGTAGCTTGCATATGTTCCGTTCAATTCTTCTTCAATGCCTATAAAATTTTCATTGGGGAATATCCTTCTAAACCGGTCTAGATCAATTTGGGGTACTCCTAAAACCAGGTAGCATTTCCATTTTTTCTGGAACTCCTTTGAAATTTTAACCCAAGATTGACCCTCTAGCCTATTTTCATAGTGAAGGTCTATCCTAACCAATTTTTCCTCCGGATTATAAGTGTATTCGTCTACTTTTGTCATTCCCTGATCTGGTACAAAAGCCCAAAGCTCTATGGTATTGTTAGCAAAAAATTGCTCGTGGGAAAGAAACCAATAATCTCTATACAGATTCTCAGCAGCGGTTTTAAAAAGAATCCTGTCACCAATTTTTTCTTTGATTAAGACAGTGAATTCTGTATCATCTGCTAAAAAGTCGTAACTGCCTACATTAACGTAGACCCCATAATTAAACTTTACATCCATTCTTTAAAATATACTTTATCTCCAGCAATAAGAAAATCAATAGTCCCCTTTGAAATATGGGCAAAAGCTTGATCTGGGGTATCTATAATTGGTTCTCCGTGACCATTAAAAGAGGTATTCAGGATCAGAGGAATTCCGGTCCTTAAATAATAGGCATTGATCAACTCATACCATCTTGAATTTTTTACCTTATCGACAAATTGGGGTCTTCCAGTTTTATCGACATTATGTATACAGGCAGGAACTCTATCAACCCATTCATCTTTCACTGTATAACAGATTGTCATGAACTCTGCTGAATACGAAGACTTTTCAGCTAGATGAAATACATCCCCTGCTTTTTCTTTTAGTATGGCGGGCGCAAAAGGCATAATCTCGTGTCTTCCCAATCTAAAGTTTAAAACGTCGTGGGTTTCCTGCTCTGTTGCTTTAACTATAATTGATCTTGCTCCAAGTGCTCTTGGACCAAACTCAAATCTACCACTGAAAAATGCTCCTATTAAACCATCGTTCAAAAATTCAGCAACTTCCTCTGGTTTATATGGTTTAGAAAAGAAACCGTGAGAATTTGAGATCATATCAATTTCATCCTCAGAATACTCTAGCCCCCAAAATAAACTGTCTATTCTTTTTGGTGCTGGCCATTCTCCTAATTCATAAGCCATAGAAATCGCAGATCCCAAAGAAATGCTTTCGTCTCCCATAGGGGGAAGTACATAGATCTCTTCTATCGAAGGTATTTCATTTATTTTTTGATTCATTTTTACGTTTGCAAAAATGCCTCCGCCAAAACACATTTGTCTGGAATGCTCAGGAAAGATTGAAATTAGGTCTTTTACAAATTCAACCATAACTTCCTCGGTAACCTTCTGGAGAGCATAAGCATAGTTTTTTCTTCCCTCATCGGATTGAAAAACCCCTTGCTTTTCTAATCCTCTAACCATACTCCAGATTAAAGGGTTGTTACCAGACGGTAAAAAATTTAAAGAACCTTTACCGCCGTACTTTATGACGCTACTTATTATTCGGTAAATGTTTTCATCGTAAACTCCATTCCCTGACATCCCCATGATTTTACCTTCGTCTTTAACTGGCTTCCATCCATAGGGGTGACACGAGTTTGCCCAAATCTGACCAAGGCTTGCGCATTCTCCAATATGGAGATTCTTCACCAATTGCATCTGACCATCTTCGCAAAGCCAAATACTCCCGTAAGTACCATCACCACCACCATCAAAAGTAAAAGTTATAGCTTTTCCCTCGAAGCCACTTGTAAGATAAGCTGCTTTTGCATGGCATTCGTGGTGATCAAAAGTTTTAACCCCCTTGTCAGGTAAACCTGATTCCCTGATAAATTTTAGAGATATTGGTCTTGCAGTACAAATCCAGTCAGCATCTAATATATTAAAACCAATTTTTTCTTGGATCTTATCTTTACAAAGAAAAGGGAAAGATGGCTGGTTGTCTCCAGATTTAATCCTTGTGAATCTTTCCTCCTCAACAGCAATTATAATTTCACCGTCATCGATAATTACGATTGATGCATCGTGGGTACCCGAATGATAACCGACTATTCTTGACATATTTTGATGTTTTATAATCTTTATTAATGATTGTTCCCTATCCTACTTTTCTATCTTACTTTCCGTAAAGAAAAAATAGAGTGATACCCGTCAAGTTCTTCTGGAGTTAATCTCAGGATAAAATCAGTAGAAACCTCGTCAGTGCTCGATTTAATTCTAGTTTTGACTATAAGTTTAGAATTTTTATTGGGCTGAAAATCCAATATATCTAACCATGCTTTCCACCAATCGTGACCAAGAGAAGCCTCATTTTCAAAAACAAAAATTTCACTTCCGTCTTCATTTTGCAAAACTATCTTTGCATAAAAGTTAAGGGATTCGCTTATAAGCTCTTGTCTCATAAGAAAAGATAAGCTGTATGTTAAATCGTCCTTTTTTCTTAGAAATGGATAATTAGTACAAATAGTGCTCAGAGAATTCTTGTCTGCCTTTTGTGCCCAAGAAAAACCTACATGTGAAGAATCCCATCCTACTCCATACTCCCCCAATATTTTTAGGATTTCTCCGCTCCCGTTGATTCTTACATTTTTGGTTCTTCTAGCTATATCATAAAGAACGTCCTCTGTAATTTTATTTGGGAAGTTTAAGAAAAAATCATCTTCATCTCTAAGCATAGAGAGATTAAGATGCTTTGAGAAAAAAACTGGATTAGATAAAAAAACACAAGGGTTAACTCCACCCTCTGCTGTGTAGGATTCAAAACCAGAAAATTCATACAATCCTGATGAAATTATGGAAAATTCTTCCTTTAGAAATTCTAAAAAAACATCGGTTACAACAAAATCCTCTTCAGCATAACAAAAAGTTGGATAAGAGAGATTTTTTGAAATCTCGGAAGAATGAGCGATTGACCTAAGAATCGGAAAAGTGTGAAGACCAGTTGCAAGTCTCTTTTCAAAATTGAAATCGCCAAATTCAAAATCTTTTCTCCAGCAAGTTTTTTGTAAAGATGAAAATCCACGAGAAAATAAATTTGAATAGGAATCTGGGATATGATTAAACTTTTCGTAAACTACATAATCAACCAATTCTGGGTCAATCCAGGAAATATCTGGGTAATGAGTTATTATCCCAACGTCTATACCTGATTTTTTTAGCAGCCTTATGTTGCTTAACGTCCTTTCCTTTTTCTCTAAAGAATTTGCCCAGGAACCTATCCAAAAAATTGATCTTTTTGGCTCAGGATTATATTTAATGAAGCACCAGCTGCCATCGTCAAAAATTTCTACTGGCTGTCCTTGACAAAAATCTCCAATGAAATCTCCAACAAAACTGTAATCGTGTCCAGAAATTATACCACCATACTTGACCTTAGGCATCCAAGCTTTCATGTCTTCTCTAAAGAATTCTTCAGCATGGTCAGCATCAATATAAACACAGTCGAGATAATTGTCCTTAAACATTTCACTTGCATCTAGAGATTTTGATTTGATCTTAACTATGTTATCATAATTTTTCATCATCTCATCAAACTCAGATTCTGCTTGCCTTATATTGTCGTCGTTGTATTCCCAAGAATATGGTGTCCAATAATCTACGCAATACAACTTCTTAGCATGTAAAGCAAAAAGTTCCGAACTAATTCCTCTGAAAGAACCAACTTCACAAATGACAGATTCTGCAGAAATCTTATTTCTGATAAGATCTAGCAATCCCTTAAGATAATTACCGGGATGAGTGCTTTCATCATCCATTCTTCCCTGGCCAAGTAGTTCATTAATTCTTTGTTCTCTTATTCCGTTCATTTTTATTTTTGTGATTTTCTTCGTTGGCTTACCGTGCGAATTATATAGGATTCATTTCTATTTATTTCAAAACAATACCTAAATAAATAAAGCATTAGTCACGCTTCAACACACTACTCCTACTATATTTTATAAAATTATTAACATCGATGTTTTCCCTATTAAAGGATTCGGAATAGTTCAGACCTAAAATATCTTTTGCAAGGTCTTCGCTATGCTGGTGCTCGTGGATTGAAGGGTTTCTATCAGATCTAAAATATCTCCACCAGCTTTGAACAAGCCATCCGGGATTTTGATTGAATTCCTCATAAGAAGAATCCCGGACAAATCTTCCTATATTATATTTAGCGTAAATAAAGTTTTCGCAAGGAGAATTTAAATCAATAAAATTCTCTTTACCCCTGGATAATGATATACGGTCCAAAAGAAATTCGGGAACACCAAATATTAAATCGCATTCATGTTTTTTTCTAAATTCGTAACAAACGTCTATCCAGACCTGAAGCTCGTGGAAGCAAGTTGTTTGTAGATCTATTCTAATTGTTTTATTTTTGGCGTTATAAACTAATTCCTCAACTAAAACCATTCCTTCGCCTTCAAGAAAACAAAACCATTGGATCTTTGCATCACAGAAAAACGATCTATTAAAACAAAACCAATGATGTTTTTTAAGATTTTGAATACTCGAGTGAAACAAATATTCACCACTCTCAGAAATTTTTTCGCTAACGATACATGTAAATTCTTCGACATCAGAGAATTTTTCAGGGATGTCGATATTTTCGATGTAAAGGCCGTCGATGAATTTTGCTATCATTTTTTATAAAATATTTTTCCACCTATTATTAGAAAATCTATAGTTTCTTTTTCCAAGTGGAAAAATGCTTGATCTGGGGAATCTATAATAGGCTCTCCGTGGCCATTAAATGAGGTATTTAGTAAAAGAGGTATACCGGTAATTCTGTAATAAGATAAAATCAGATCATGCCATTCTGGAGATGTATTTTTATTTACAAATTGCGGTCTCCCTGTAAAATCAACCGAGTGGATACACGCTGGGATTCTTCGTCTCCAATTTTCTTTGACTGTATAACAATTCGTCATAAATTCAGCACTATACGATGATTTTTCTGCATTCTCAAAAATTTCAGATGCTTTTTCTTTTAGTACCGCTGGGGCAAAGGGCATAACCTCATGTCTTTCCAATCTTGTATTTAAGATATCATGGGTATTCTTATCGGTGGCTTGTACTATTATAGATCTAGCACCAAGTGATCTGGGACCAAATTCAAATCTGCCGTTAAAAAACCCACCTATCTTTCCTTCAGATAAAAGAAAAGCAGCTTTTAAAGATTCATAGGGTTCCGACTTTAAATCATATTTCAATGACTCTTCATCTATGAAATCATTACTATATTTCTTTCCCCAAAAAACATTTTCAAATCTCTTTGGTTTAGGCCAATCCCCAATTTTATGAGCAACACTTAAAGCGGCTCCAAGAGCAATCCCTTCATCTCCCATTGGTGGGAGGATATAAATTTCTTCTATGAAATCTAATTCGTTTATCTTTTGATTTAATTTGACATTAGCAAAAAGACCCCCGGCAAAACATATTTTTGATGAATGTTCAGGGAAGATACTATTCAGATCTCTTATGAATTCTAAAATTACTTCTTCAGTAATAAACTGTAAATTATAAGCAAAATCAAATCTTTTTTTTGTAGTTGAAAATTGTCCCAATTTTCTCAATGAATCGATTAAATGTATTGCTAATGCTGGGTTCCCTGGTGGTAAAAAATTCAGGCTTCCAATCCCACCGTAGCTAATAACCGATTTAAGCATTTTATTAAGATCAGGATCATATTGGCCGTTACCCGCCATTCCCATAATTTTTCCTTCGTCTTTATTTGGCTTCCATCCGAATCCATAACAAGATTGTGCCCAGAGCTGAGCAAGGCTAGCGCATTTTCCTATGTGCAAATTTTTTATCAATTGCATATTTCCATTTTCTGCAACCCAAATACTGCCAAATGTTCCTGTGCCTCCACCATCATAAGTAAAAACTATGCATTTTCCTTCAAACCCGCTAGTTAGATAAGCAGCTTTAGCATGGCACTCGTGATGATCTATGAGCCTAATACCTATTTCGGGTAGACCTGCTTCACGGATAAATTTAAAACAAGCAGGAGAACCGGTAGCTATATAGTCAGCATCAACCATATTACATCCTGTTTCTTTTTCTACCTCAGCTTTGGCTAAAAAGGGGAAAGAAAATGGTTCGTCGCCAGATTTAATCCTGCTCAGCCTTTCCTCTTGAATGCCACTTAAAATTTCACCATCCTTTATAAAAAGTATTGATGCATCATGGGCTCCGGAGTAAAATCCATAAATCGAGGACATCTAGTGTAATATTTTAGATCAGATTTTTATGAATGATGTGGTTTCAACCCAAAATTTTCTCTCGTTTTCATCGGATAAATCTATAGTACATAAAATATCTTCACCCAATTTCATAATAAGAATTCCAAATGTGTTTTCCTCATAAATTCTAAAATAACAATATGTTCCGACGTGGACGATATTTTCAGAGGTTCCACTCAAAGTGGTTATGTAAATTTTAATGTCTTCTCTGGAAATGTTCTGAATAAAGATATTAACACCTTTATCGTAAAAGAGAGCCCATTCTGTCTTTTTAGATTTTTTGGGATTAACGTAAGAACCTATCCTATAATCGTCGTGTTCGTAATGGATCAGGTCTTTTCTCAAATTTGATAATAAATAACTCTGCAGGTAAACAGAGTCATCATGTTGTAGCTTACTTATCCTTTCAGCTATTTCTATATCCTTAGTTAGAAGCTCGTGAACATTTATCTTATTTAAATTGATAGACCAGCTATCCCCGAGGATTCTTCCGTCCCTTGCATATCCAACAAAATCAATAAAATTGTGCTTTAATTTTCTTTCTCTTTCTTGAATGTCAAGAATTTCAAATTTTGAATCATATGTTAAAAAATGGGCAAATGAATATCCAAATTTAAGTGCAGTAATTAATCCATTATAAACATTGTCAACGTGTGCCTGAGCATAGCATGGGTCTCCACCATGCATAAAAAAAGGAGATTCTATTATAAATTCGTTTGTCTTGATATAAAATACACCCCGCTGGCTCAAATCCCTATTTTCAACAGGAACTAGTTTATTGTTTGGATCGTAAAGAAAAGCTCTCGATTCCGATACTATATGATCTGGTACTTTTGTGTGAGAGCTCAATATGTAATCATACCCAGACCTTTTAATCCAGGAACACAAGTTATGTAGCAAATCAATCTGCTCAAAATCCCTAATGTGACAAGCTAAAATAAAGACAGTGTCTTTTTTGAAAAAATTCATATCATATAATTAGACAGTCTTTATATGGTGCGGAGAACAAAAAGTTTTATCGGAACACAAAAAATCCCCAGTCGATTAATGACTGGGGATTTAAGATTAACAGGATCGGGATTCGTATTCTTCGCCTCGGCAGGTCTAACCCTTTTAACGTCTTTGGTTTAGCTTTCAAAGCAACACCTTCCGGTGTTCCCTTTACTCGTCGCCCTATTTGGGGTGGTTGACGCTTTGTTTTTTTAGGCTGGACTTAGAAACCAGTTTTTTCCCGAATTACCGAAGTAATTCTAAGGATTAGCATAGTTCATGTATAGATAAATTTTGCTGAATCGATCCTAAAGTTTTTTAAGCTATGATATTTATATACCTTTCTGATAAAATTGTTTCGTCCATAATTTGTTGAGGTGATACAATTTCTCCCTTCAACAAACTTTTCAAAATAGATGGTGAGAAACCAGAAACCAAAGCAGTTCCTGATTCATTGAAAGATACTGGGATGTTTTCTCCTCTAGATTGGATATTCCAATAAACAATCTCTGGCATTTTATAACCAGCATCACCAAACATTTTTTGGATCATTTGCTGTGCAGTTGGGCTCCATTGGGTGTTACTAGAAAAAACACTGCTGCTATGTATTGCAGCATCAAACTCCATGTCAGAGAGAACCAATATCTTTGTTGGCATTTCGCTTTCTGGTACATTGTTTTTAACAGCTTGATCTAGAATAAGTGTAAACACTTTTTGCAAATCCGTGTTATACCCCCAATCTGCTCTTCTCAACTGAATAAATCTTTCGTTTAACGTTCCCTTCAAAATCTGCAATTGTGGTTCTGCACTAAAAGTAATAAATGCATCCTTAAATGCTCCTTCATTTCTTTCGGAGATATAAAGTCCAAGAGAGATTGAAACGTCCATGCACGAAACATTTCCGTTACCCCCTGCTCCGGTCATCATAGACCCAGAAACGTCAACCACCGGAAGTACCCTTTCGGTAGATCCCTCCATGAAGTTAGGAAGGGCTTTCCATTGGGCATTCGCGACGTCTTTATTTCCACGCTCCAAAGATTTTGTGACGTCATAAGGATAAACTGCACCAGCGTTGATTTTCTCTTCGCCCTTAGTCAGTTTCTCAACATAAAGTTTATATCTCTCACCGTCCCTTTTCCAAAAAGCTTTTTGGTATCTTGCAGATGCCAAAGATGGAAGTTTTCCGTACTCGATTGCTTCCCATTGATTAGCACACATTTTTGTCTCCACCACGTTAGTTAGGTAAACTAATGTTTTGCGGTATTGTTTTGGAGACATTTTCATAAATTCACGCAATCTCTGAGCAATTGTGCCTTTGCGAGGCATCCATTTAGCACATAGACCGTTGCCTGCTCCGATAGCAATTTGGATCTGTGAAAATGCTTCTTCTTCCAGCTTTGTTCCCGCCAGGACTAATAGATCATCCCAACGACCGTATTCTGAAATAAGACCGATGTTCTTCTTCAAAGTCTCGCTTTGGTTTTCAACAAGATACGCAAGGATGTCCTTAAATATTTGTCTTTCCCCGGCACCTTCTCTTACGTCTCTAGCCCAAAAAAGAATTTTCATGGCACGAGTAGGGTCTTCGTTGAAAGCCAAAGAAAAATTCCTGATCAATCTTTCCTTGTTCTGCCCTCTCATTGCACCAATTGTAAAGAATAGATCTACACAAAAGTTCAGTGAAGAAGAATTTGTCGCCATACCGTTCTCTGTTACAGCGTCTTGGGTTTGAAGTGCATCTACTAATTTCATAACTATCTTGGAACTTATCTATATGTTTACTTTTCTTATTGTTTCACAATTTTCTAAACTCTGGCTTAATAATTCTCCAGATTGTGGGCCCGATGTCCTTGCCGTCCAGAAGACCGAATAACAGGGATGGATGCTTGAATCCAGCAGTAGCAAATTGTGCAAACAACTTTCTAGTTCCAAGTCTTTTTATGGATTCAAAATGGTCCTCGTACTCAGCCTTTAAAGCAGAGAATTCATTTAAAAGTTCAGTTTCGTATTCTTTAATCTTATTGAAAAACTCATCAGGTACACCTTTCAGTAAATTGTCCATAGATTCACCGCTAGACAAAACTTCCCAGACTGATGTAGTCGATAAATTAGTCATGATCTTATGAAGGGCAACGTAATCTTCGAATTTTATTTTCATCCGGAAGTTACCAGGAAAAAACCTTAAAACAAAACCTTCTTTGTTTTTTTCATTCTTTTCCTTCAAGGACTTGTAAAGATCATCCGAAAAATTAAAGTGTTGTTCTGTCTTAACAATATCTGATTTCTTGATTCCATTTGCAGCAAAAATAGAACAAGCGGTTGTCCAATGTAGTTCAGTTTCATCCGTTGGTTTCCAACCTGCAAATCCTTCGTTTAGGACTGCTGACAAGAAGGTTATTTTCTCCTTTCCATAGTCCACAACGATACGATTTTCAGGATATATGATTTCTACAAGATAAGCGTACTCTTGTAGCCAAGCTCTATCAAATACCGGATACTTTCTTTTAATGATTTCCATTCCTTTGATTGCCTGTTCAGACGTAAATGAACCCCGAGTAGCCATTATCCAGTCACCTTCGTAGCAGAACAGTATACCCAAAGAACCGTCCATCTTTTCCTGGATGTAAACGTAATCACCCTTGGATGGAATAAACCCCTTACCAACAAGCTCTTCGTAGTTGAAGAATTTATTAAATGGGCGAACTAGGATAGTTCCCGATTTATCCTCGGTAATCAAACCTCTACATTGAAGGGTCACATCGTCCCAAAGCCCATCATACTGAACTTTTTCAGTGTAATTCCAAATAGTTAAGGGAAGACTTGGGTGTGACTGCTTTGAAAGCAATCCGTTCTCAAAGTACGTATTTAGTGTAGCTATATCCATCACAAGGAATTTACTACAAATGTAAAGGAATGTTTCGTACTAAAAAAATGTACTAAAATCTTTTAATCACATAAAGCTTTTTACTTGCTCTTGTATAAGCAGTATACTTAATCCTATTCCTCTCTATCACATCAAGATTCAAATCGATGTCATCTTCTGAAAGGAAAGTCACGGTGTATGTGCTACCCTGAGATTTGTGGGCTGTGATCGAATATGCGTAAGAGACGTCCGCAAAAGTTCTTAGAAAATCATAATACTGGATCCACGATTTATCCTTGCCTTTTTTTGCAATTGCCTCAGCTTTCAAAAAGTTAGCAGCTTTTTGAAAATCAGCTTGGCTTGATTCGTGAAGAATGTCTATTACCTCTTTACACCTTTCCCCATTATCGTCTAAATAATAGACTTCAGTTTCGTAGTACTTGAGATCAACAAGTTCGTGGTCAATCGAGACCTTCGAATTCTTGATCTTGTACTCATGAACAGTAAATTCGTCGTTGGTATTGAACAGGATCTCTGACTGCCAGATGATTGGATTGTTTGCAATCAATTTTTCACCTACCAGTATTTTAGAAGTCAGTGCATCTTCTCCATAAATTACCTTTCTAACAATTCCATTCATTGTGGCAACTGTCTTATTTCTCCAAGCTATGACCTTACAATATTCAGAATTTTTCTCGAATTCCTCTGTTTTGAAATATCTGGCTAGTATATCAGAAAATGACCTCCGTACTTCTACGTTATTGATGTTTATGAATTCAATTCCTTCGCCTTTGGCATTTACCTTATTTTCGAGAGGAACCAAAGAAACAGATCTTCCGACATTTTCTCTTATGAGAACAGAGGAGGAGATAATTGGGTTATCCAGTTTTTGCCTCATGATGGTACTTAGCTGGAGTGTCTTGATACCATATTGTTCCAGGAGTTCATCCATAAACGGAATGCAATCCGGTCTTCCTACTGGTGGGATTTGGGCAGGATCTCCCATACAGATAATTTTCGTCTTATCCCTTCTTTCAATTACTTTCTCAAATAGGTCATCGTTAAGCATAGAAACCTCATCGATGATAAGCAACTTGGTGGAATTTATGGCTGGTTTAAATCCTGTTTCTTGATCAGCAACAAATTCCTGCCTACCGTCCATTGTTATTCTTTCCTTTAATCCAAGTAATTTGTGGATAGTCTGAAAAGATAGTCTGGGGCTATATAAACCTGATGCCTGCTTGATTACCCTGACTGATTTATTAGTCGGTCCCGTTACTGCAATTTTGTACCAGTCCTTGTTGGGATAAACCTCATCTAGGATGTAGTTGACAAGGAGACTGATGCAAAAAGTTTTTCCTGTTCCAGCCCAGCCTTTAAGAACAAAAATCCTGTGATCGTCTTTGTCCATAATATAGGTCAAAAGGCGTTCAAAAGCAATCCTCTGGTCCGTGTTCATCACGTCCAGGTTGATTTCAGGTTTCTTTATTTTTTTCTTAGTCTTCAAGATGGCATGTACAAAATAGTTGGGTTGTCCTTATGGACATCAACCTCAGGATAAGATTTTCTAAATTTTGACAGATTAAATGGTCTTGTGATAATGTGGGTACCGTTCTTTGTAGGCAGGTATTTAACAATTGGTTCCTTCCCGGTTTGAGCCTGGAGTTCCTGAACAAGCAAAGCAAGATTTCCAATCTCTGCTTTATTTGGCCAATCTACCCAATCAATATCAATGATCCACTTTTTCTCGCTGTCTTTGCAATAAGCTCCACACACAGACTCATATGCTTTATGAACTGATCTAAAATCTTTGTTCATAATTTGGTCCGTTACCTTTTTAAGAGTGTGAAATGCCATAGACTCAAACGATCTTTTGTTCAGATTTATGCAAGCTCTGGCATTGTTAAAGTCACAAAGATTAATAATCTCTGGCATCTTACTTTCCAGATATTCCCAAGATCTTACGTAAAAGGTCTTGACAACATAAGAATTGGAACCAAGATCTGGATTTTCCTTTTTTCTCTTCAGAATTTGAAGGTGCAGGAATTCATCACTAGATCCGAACTTTACCAAGTCTTTTATGATATCTAGATTGTTAATCATTTTTTCTCCATTGTTGGTTTCAGCCAAAGAATACCGCTGAAGCAAAAATCGGCTAGTAGCGGGTATTTCATCAAAGTTTGCATAGTGAAGAAAGTATCAAACGAAAAACACTTAATCAGTTCTTCTCTAATTCTTTCCTGCGAAACAACCGCCATTTTGACTTCATAATCATAGTTAGAGATCACATTTTGCATTTCCTCTGGAATTGTAAATCTCTTAGTAATAGAAAATCTTATTGCTCTCAAAATTCTTAGCGGATCGTCATGAAAGGTAACCTCACACGGAAGTGGTGTAACCAAAACCCCAGCTTTTAAGTGTTCAATGCCGTCGAAGAAGTCTATGATTTTTCCGTCATCGTCTTTTGCCAGTGCGTTCAAAGTGAAATCTCTTCTTTGCAAATCATCGAAAAGAGTTCCAGGTACTACAATAGGTGTTCTGGTAAATGGAATATATCCTGTTTCTTTCCGAGCCATAACAAAATCTGCAACACCAGAATATTTGTGACTCAATGGAAATTTTGCTCGGATAGTGAAGCAGTCCCCAGTAACCAAAAAGATCTCAAATCCTTCCAGTCGAAGGAAGCTTTCTAGAATTCCAAATAAAGCGTGTGGTGAGCTTACATCTTTAAGTAAGCTATCATCAGCAACAGCAACATAATCGATGTCCTTAGATTTAAGACCTAAGATTTCGTCTCTAATACAACCACCTACTTCATAGAATTTGAACATATATTTTTGTTTAACTCACAAAACTAACTTTTACAAGCGTAATGAAAAATCGAATCTGGATTTACTTCTCGTTTTTCAGCAAAAATTTATTGCTGATAGCTTTGAATGAAATGGACATATCATAAGATCTTATAACTACGCCCTCTCTTTCCGTATTTGGATTTAGTCCTGACTTACCCTCTGCCCATTGAAGCATGCCCTCAACTGTATGTGGAAGCAGGAAATCCAATCCTAAAAATGGAACATAGTCAAATTCCAATTTTTCGATCATCTCGACAAATTCTCTCATGACCAATTTTTTGTTATTATCAATATCGAAAGCATTGAAGAATTTTACGGTGTGACCCTTTATCTTATAAGGGTTTCCTTGGATGCCCTCTCCTATCAATTCACCCTGTAAGCAAATATTTACACCTAAAGCGCCAAGTTTTTCTTCAATCTGAAGCTCCCTGGCAACTTTCCAAAAAGTATTATCTGGGGTTTCAAGAAGTTCCAAATTTCTAGAACATACCCCGAACTGACCGTTTCTGAAGTAAAATGTTGCGGATGACCCGTCGAGTTTTTCAGTCACATAAAATTTGTGGTCGCTTCTGTAATTCAATTTTAAAAATTGTTCCTCTAGATTCTGCACTCTTTCCTCGTCGGTTTTTCGGAGGAATGAAGGAAATCCACCCTTAACCTTTCCCGAAAGCTCTGCTGGAATTGGCGGTTCATATTTAAGGACATGCAGATAATCTGTGACGTCAGTTCCTTCTTCAATTAGAATAGCATCATCCCAAGGACCAAGTTGAAGCTGATCTCCCCAGGGCTGTTGGCTGATTCCAATTTTCATATCAGAATCGTTTTCTAAAATAGATAAGGGTAAGCAAAGACCCTGTGAAACTTGACCTTTTAATTTAATTGTTTTCAATCTGAATCCCTCAAGATCGCCCATCTTTTTATATGATGATTTTCTTAGAAATTCAAAATCTTCTTCAATGGGTAAAAAAGAATCAATTTCGAAATAAACACATAGATCACCAGGTTTAAACTCGCCTTTCTTTGTTACAACTTTCCATCCATCGACAACAGCCACCTCGATAGCATCTGCTCCTTCAATCGGGAGTAATTCTTTTATTTTGCGTATAGACGCTAATTTTCTTTCTATCATTCTGCCTTGTAAATTTTTTCTAAATTGTTCAAATACTCATTTTTTTCTTATTCATAGCTTAAATTCAAATCGGTTTTTCATTTGTTCTAGCTTATCGACCGGAACCCCGTGCACATTCTCACCTCCGTGGCGGTTTTCAACAATCAAGGAATACACCCTGTATCCTTTTTCTGCTGCCATTTGGAAATAGGGTTCCATTTCCCACTCCTGAGTAAATGTGTTGGAGACAACAATTTTTTGTATTCCCAAAAACATCCAATCCGAAACTTGGGCTTTACACCATTCGTGGGCAGTCCTTATTTTGGTAGGGTCAAACTTGTATTCTCCGTTTACCATAAAATACTGGTCTGCTTCCACTTGTTCTCCACCTAAACTCTTGGCGAGAGTTGATTTACCTGATCCTGGTAATCCTCTTAGTAAAAATAGTTCTTTCATTTAGCTAAAATCTGTTGATGTTGAAACTCTAAGTCCGTCTACAACTTTATCGTAATATTTGGGACCGTGTGGGAGATAGCCAGGGGTTCCAATTTCCCTCTTTTTTTCGTATTCTGCATCAAATAAAATTCCATCCCATCCTAAAGCCATAGCGATGAATTCTTCAACCTCTAGCTCATCCCCATATTCATCAACTACCCTACCAGATCTAACAAAGTTAAAAAGTTCATCCCGGTTAGAATAGTATTTGTTAGAATTGAAATTCCAACAAAATTTCCAGCCGGAAGATCTTTTCCCCAAATGGATATTTGTTCCATCTGTGAATTCTTCCCATGGATTCTCCCAAGAATTTTCCTCCCCTATGTACCGAAAATTTCTTTCTATGAGTTGTGGGGTCAACTTCAGACCAATAATCCGTGCCTGCAGTCGATCTTTACGATCCTGCATTTCTTCTTCGGTCGGTATTCGGTAGAAATTGGTTCCCATTACTTTTTGTTGCGAATAATCTCGTCTATGATTCCGTACTTAACTGCTTCTTCGGCGTCCATCCAGAAATCTCGTGTTGCATCTTGCATTACAACTTCCGGATCTTTGGAACAATAAGATCCCAGAAGATCAAAGAGAATTTTATTAACCTTCTCCCATTCTTGGAAATCGATCTTTGCATCTTGAATGTTCCCGCCAAATCCTCCTGATGATTGGTGAAGCATAACTTTAGAAAATCTCAAACTGTATCTTTTGCCCTTGGTTCCAGCACCTAGTAGAATGGATCCCATTGAAGCTGCCATCCCAGTGTTTACTGTAACAATGTCAGATTTGATGTATTCCATGACATCTACCATAGAAAGTCCAGATTTAACCGACCCTCCTGGTGAATCTATATGCATAGTGATGTCCCTGTTTTCCACCGAGTCAAGGAACATTAGCTGTGCCTGAACTACTGTGGACATTTGGTCATTTACCGGTCCTGCAACCCAAAGGATTCTATCCATCATCAATCTGGAGAAGATGTCCATTTGTGTTACCCTCAATTCTCTTTCTTCAAGAATGTAAGGGGTTAAAGAAGACTCAACTTGCTTCTTGTAATAATCTAGTTTCAGTGAGCTTATTCCTTCGCTCATTGCAAATTTTTCAAATTCCTGTTTCATCTTCTACTTCTTGGTTAGTTGTGTTTTTAGACAGGAATTCACGAATTATTTCCTGTGTTTGTGTAATTTCCCTTAATACGTCGTGTATGTTAACACTCCGATTTTTGTTTATCGTAAGGTCTTCAAGATCTGCGATGGCTGAGCCCAGCTTATGGTCCGCCTCAAATAACAGGGTATTTGTTTTTGACATGATTCTATTTTTGATTTAACCACAAAAATAGATTATTCAAACGCTAAAAAAAAATTTAGGAGATCTTTCTTGAAATTATAAAATCTTCAGTGACAATATGATCTACAACCCCATCAATTAGATGTCTAATTACTTGATGCGGGTAGTTGTTAATTGGCTCACCGTGTGCATTGAAGGACGTATTGAGCACAACGGGTATTCCTGAGATTTTATAGTATTCAGAGATGATCGAATGGAAGTTGGGATTGTTTTCAGAATTAACAATCTGTGGTCTAGAAGATCTATCTAGAAGCTGGACTACAGCAGGGATGGTCTCCAGCCATTCAGTCCTTGTGTTGTAGCACAATGTCATAAATTCCGCCGAATATTTAGACTTATCACATTCGAAGATCGAATCAGCATATTCTTCCAACACCGATGGTGCAAAAGGCATAATCTCAGTTCTCTTTAGCTTTTGGTTAAGTTTGGAGTGTGTTTCTGGATCTGTTGGCTTTACTACTATACTTCGGTTTCCTAAAGCTCTTGGCCCATATTCAGTCCTACCGAAAAAGCATCCAATAACATCACCATCCTGAATAAGCTGTGCAACTTTTTGGTATGTCATTTCTTGACACACCACATGCTCAGCATTTTCAGATAAAGGGGTTTCCCACTTTTCCTTGCCGTGAGATTCACCAAGGAATGCATTCTTTAATCTTTTGGGTCTATTGTATTCACCAATCTCATTGGCACAGATTAGAGCAGCACCTAATGCAAGACCTCCGTCTCCCATAGAAGGGTGAATAAACATCTCATCGAAAATGTCAAGAGAATTTATATGCTGGTTTAGCTTCACATTAGCAAAAAGACCGCCAGAGAAACAAATCTTTCTGTAATCCGGATGTCTTTGTGAAAGATCAGTCAGGAAATTTTCCATAATCTCTTCAGAATATTTCTGAAGCGTAAAAGCAAAATCTTCTCTATTTCCTGGGTGATTCAAAAATCCATTATGTAAACAATATTGATCAAAAATGTAGTGGAAAATTGATTCCCAGTTGGCAGGTTGAAAACTTAAATTTCCATCGTAAGAAATACACATCTTAAGCCAATCATAGATTTTCTGCGAAAACTTTCCATGAGCAGCAAGACCAACTACTTTACCCTCATCTTTAAGCATTGTCCAGCCTAAGAAATTTGTAGAAGCAGCCCATATACCAGCTAGTGATGCTGTCGTTGGAATGTGTTGAGAATGTATTTCCTCCATCTCTCCATTTTCACAAAGCAGAATTTTTCCTCTGCTTCTATATCCCTTACCGTCGTGGCTTACTGAGATAACCTTACCTTCAAAGCCAGAGGTCAGGTAAGATCCCATTGTATGGCAGTGATGGTGTGAGTAAGTTCTAGATTTTTTCTGTTGATCTGAAGTAATATTCTTAATAAAATTTCTGTAATATGGTCTTGAAAGTGCTATGTAATCACAATTCTCCAAAGTTACTCCATATTCTCTATTAATTACATCAAGTGAAAGGTCCGGAAATTGCCAGTTAGAGTGACAAGCCTTAACACCTGTCATTTTCTCCTCTTCCATTGCAAATAATATTTCGCCATCAACAATCAAGGCGGTTGAAGTATCGTGTGCTCCGTAGTTTAATCCTATAATTTTACTCATATTCCTAGAATGTGCTTAATGATCTCCTCATTTGGGATTGAAACCCAATCAATTGGAATATCCCATGTTTTATAAGCTTTACCGTGATTCTCAAAAATCAAATCTGATTCCCACCAAGATTCTGATCTGGACTGTATGTCAAACTTTTTAATTTCAAAACTTGCATAAAGATCATCTATTTGTGATTCTCCTGGATAAGCAAACTTGCAAATATTTTCTCCAAATTGTTGAATCAGCCTATCTTTAAATTTTGATTCAATGGTAAGATTGCACCCAGTTTTTTCACGGTAAAGAAAAGCACTCCTTACCCATTTAGACTGAACATCAAAGCTGTAATCAACGAACTTTAGCAGAACGTTCTTCCCCTTCTCGTCGAAAACATGTTCAAATATTTTAACCGGTGTTTCGTTCTCCCAGCCCCACACGGCTACTTTCCAGTCGGTTCTAAACCTCCTAGCGTATTTGTAATAATGAAAGGGTCTAATGTCATGGCAGGTATTTACAAGTCCCCATGAATTACCTATTTTCTCGAAGATTTCAACTAAGTAGAATTCCGACTGACCATCTAAAACGTGAATACATGGTCCATCTATAAATTCAGCATAGCAATCTGCCTTTTTAATAATATCCATTAAAATTTTCTTAAATAAGAGATCTATTTACTGTCCTGTTAGCAACACCACCTATCCCTGGAAAGGCGCTAAATAAATTTTTAGCGTCCTTAATAGTTGTATCCCAAGGGGAATGGCTATTTTCATTAAACCTCTTCATGGGCAAGAAAGAATTTATTCTGTAATCTTCCAACTCTTTTTTAACCCTACATCTAACCGGATATTTGCCAAGCTCCGGCTCGTCTAATTCAATATAAAAAACTCCTGAGCCATCAGGGTTCCATCTCACATCGGAAATAGTATAGGACTGCTTTCCGTTATCGATTAGGTATTCTTTAAGAGCAGACGTGAAATCCATTATTTCTTGTGTGAATCGATTATTTCTTGAAACTTTGATTCGTGTTGTGCACCCGAAATTCTCTCTATTTCTTCTTCTCCTTTAAAAATAACCACGGTGGGAATATTTCTAATCCCGAATTCAGTAGTTAAAGCACTAGATTCATCAACATTAACTTTGATTATCTTTAAATCTGGGTTATTTTTTTGCAGAGAATCTAAAATTGGATGCAAAACCTTACACGGACCGCACCAGGGTGCCCAAAAATCAACTATTGTTAAATCCCCATCCAGTTCTTTAACGAATTCTAAAATTTCCATCAGTCTAAATACTTTCTATTTTATATTACCAGGGTCTAACATTATTTCATCACATGGTGAAAGTTTGGGTCATATCTGGATTGGTCCTATAAATAAACTGTGGACCTGGTGACATAATTACAGAAATTCCATCAGAGAGTGTTTGCAAGCCCTGGATAAAGTTTTGGACGTCGTCTTTTTTCGCTGGTGGAAAATTAAAATGAACCATAACATCATTCACAATATCATCCAAAGATTTTTCAAATTCCCCAGTGTCGTGAAATGACATGTATTTCTCGTACTTCTTTACGAAATCTTTAATTTCAGCTTGCTCTACCTCAGATAAAGATAGGTTTGAAACAAAGTCATCAAATTCTAAAATTCTTCTCATGAAACCATTTCTAATATTTTAGATATATATTTAATCAATTTATAAACTTACTACAATGACAGAAGAAAACATCGACCCGGATCAGGAATTTTCAATTCAAGACAGCACAGAAGAATTTGAAACTGGTGAAGAATCATCTAACGATTACCAACCAGCTGAGACAGATTTCGATCAAGATTCTGCAGTAGCCGATCAAGACTACGATCAAGTAACCGAACCAGCAGACCAGCAATCATTTTCTGACACCTCTGATATTTCACAGCCAGCTCAGAGTATTGAAGCATCTACACAAATTTCGGAACCCGAACAAAAAACCCCATCACCACAAAGTTTTAGGGTAATGAGGTTTGAGGATTTCGTTAGCCAGCCGAACGATTAATCTTCGGAAGAAGTACTTCTACCAAGATCTCTTCTGATAAGCTTTCTCACGTAATGTGAAACTGAAACTGGAGGCTCACCTTTAGTTAAAGCCTGCTTTGAGATCTTTTTTCCAAGCTCTTCTAAATCTTCTGTAGAAAGAAGTACTTGTATTTTTTCGGTTTTTTCTTCTCTTGCCATTTTTATTGGTGGTTTTAATTTTAATTGCTATCTGTTACTCGAATTTTATTCCGGTATGTGGTTTACCATTAGACTTGTATTGATTGTAGTCTTTATCGAAATTTTCTGTTGCTATAAACTTAGTATCTGGATTTACCATGACACCCATAGCTTTCATCGTATTTCTATTTATTAGGAGGGGAGTACTTTTATGGGTTCTATCTAATATAGCAACTTTCATCGTGTAGGGATTGCCTAAGAATTTTATTTCCATTTCTACCGTTGGATACTTAATAACTCCTTTACTGTGGATGCCCCCTGAGATATCAGTTTGCCCAATTATCTTCTTTTTAAATTTCTTTTTTCCTATTTCGAAATATAGGGTTTTTCCTTTTTCTTCGACCTTATCTCCGTGAAGTACACAGCAAAGAGTCCCATTCCCTGTATCAAATTTCCCTATCACTTTTCCTAGTCCTTCAACCTCAACAGTTTCCATATATCCAACCTCGATGCTGGGAAGAATCCAGTTATTTTGATCCATTAAGAAATCAATCACGTCATTTACAATAGGCTTTCCAAGAGCTTCAGAAATTCCCTCCGTTCCAGGCGAAGAATTTACTTCTAACACATAAGGCTTGTTGGTCTTCTGATCGATCATGATATCAACTCCACTCCAATTACACCCAGTTTCCCTGGCTGCTTTGAAAGCAATTTCCTCAATTTCTTTAGTTAATTTTACTTTTTCAACAGTTCCACCCAGAGAATAGTTAGTTCTAAAGTCTTTACCTACGGAATTTCTTCTCATTGCTCCTATAATTCTATAGTTTCCAGGATGATCTAAATCTCTTATATCGATGTTTTTTATTAGAACGTGAATTCTAAGATCATATTTAGAGTCTATTTTTTCCTGCAACAGAACTTCGCCGGTCTCATCCAGTTTCTTAATAGTCTGGAAAACAGATTTTAATGAATTAAAAGAATCTACTATTGAAACTCCGATTCCTTTCGATCCTGTTAATAACTTCATAACAACAGGAAATTTTCCTCCTATAGTCTTTACTGCTTCCTCCATTTTTTCTTCTGAAGAAAGGATTGCATATCTGGGAACAGGAACCCCAACATTTTTTAAAATTTGACACGTGGAAAATTTATTCTCACAAATTTCCATAGGAAGAAGTCTGTTGACTATAAAATATCTTCCGGCTTCAAGTGTTCTTAATATCTCTTTATTGTGAGTGCTTTTAAGAACCCCAGATCTTGCTACTATTATAGTAGAATCGGGGTAAGCACTAGCTTCTTGTTTTCCGTCGCTAATTAAATATCCTCCATCGATTTTTTTTAACTCAGTTAAATCTATGTCTAGGACATTAATCTTAATTTTCTTCTTTTTACATTCTTTTTCGAGGGACCGGGAAAATTCATTTGTTCCACCTCCAATAAGAACAACCATATTGGGTTTTACTGACCTAGCTTCGTTCAGAAATGTTTCGAAGTCTACTATCCTATTAAAGGTCATTATAAATAATTATTTTTAGACTATATATCTTCCCAGATAGGATTTAAAAGGGAATTTCCTCGAGTAATAACTGGACATCTATTGCTTGTTTTATTTTACCTATCTCATGGCATTTTTCATATTCCTCTTCTAATAAGAAGAAGTCAAGCAACTCCTGCAGTCTTTCACACTTGAAAGCTGAGGTAAACCATTTGTCTGTAATAAATCCTAGCTTATTCTCAATTAGCATGCAATAGTTTTCATACATGAAATCTCTATACTCCTCGAATCCATCAGGATCTATTCCCTCAAAAATGTGATCGTTGGTTATCATTTTTTTCTTTTACTAAACTTTCTACCCCTTTTACATAGTCCATGGAATCAGCTGATCCAATAACCGTGTCTGGCCTGTATAAATACATGTTTAAAAATTCCTCATCGGAATTCATCTTTTCTCTGATCTCCCTGAGCTTATCAAGTTCTGGTAGATATCTTTTATTAAATCCCATTAGAAGAGTGTGTTAATCATAAACAGATTTGGACTGATTGGATTGTGGCCCATAACTTCGATGAATCTATTGATTGGATCCAGAATTGTTTTTGTGAACTGCTCATCATAATCTATAGGAGGAGCAAATTCATAAGGATAAGCACCTTGGGCATAAGCAAATACGTTATTGTCCATAGATGATTTCGTTTTCACAAAGTAAAATCTAACCTTGTCTCCGCTTCTAAGTAGTGGGTATTTGTCTTTGTACTTTGAATTGTTGAGCAGGTAATTGTGGTATCCAGAAGCTCTTACGTGGATTGGGCAACCTTTTGCAACTTCTAATCCAGTGCTGTCATTCAATATGAATTTCTCCATGTTATTAACAGAAATACCAGCAGAGATGTTTTCCGGCTGTTGAGCTTTGAAATCTTTTTTGATTGCCTTTAACTCGGTAACGAATTCTCTTAGATTGAAACTTCTTCCCTTTGAAAAAATGAATTTTGTTAGGAATAGAAGCTTTTCTCTTACAAAAGAAGGCGTACCTCCTTTAATCATCTCCACCCCAGTTGTTTTGATGGCGGATAAAGGTTCAGAGTGTACTCCGTCAGAGTAAACTATGTTTGTAACGTATTTCTTCTTACCTAGGAAAATTCCATTGATCGATAAGGTTTCAAGCTCAAAATCTTGGTAATTATCGGTACCCCATTTGGTTGAATACAGATCAAAACACTTCTTGAGATATCCTGTCAATCTATATTCGTTGATCTTGAGAATAAGATCCTTATCCTCTCCCTTCCAATCACATGAAGCTACTACTTCCTGGAAAGTAACATAATTTGAATCCGTGTCTCCGTACACAACCATCGGGCGGTGTATTTTCTTGACTTCAGTAAGACCCAATTTCTCGTGCAATTCTGCATCGAGATGCCAATACTCATGGAAATATTTGTGAAGAATCTTTTCAGAGTGCTTGATCAAATCCTGGCCCTGCAGGGTAACTGCTTCAGCTACCTCAGGATTAAAGCAAGCAAACCAGTTATTACCAATCGCACCGTAGATTGAGTTCATGGTAAGCTTTACCGCTTGCTCCTCGTTTTTGAGCTCGTTTTTTAAAGCAGTCAGCTCCTCAATTTTCTTTTTTAATTCCTCTTTTTCCATATTTTATTTTTCAATCACACCAACCGCAGTCGAAGTATCGGTTTGGTCTGAAAAGAATACGATCCTGTTTTCGTGGATGTAGCAAAAACAAGATTCGGTATCCACGTAATTCAAGTGTGATTTGTAAATAGATGAATCTGCAGACTCATCCGAAGTAATGTCCGATTTTCCAATATTTAATTTGTAATCAAACGAATCTCCAGTTACTTTTACCGAATCACTAGTCACTCGGAAAACCAAAAGCTCCTCAGAGTTTGACTCCATTCCGCAAAGTGAAATTAGAGAAGAGAAATCGGAGTTGTAGATTTTAAAGTTGCTAAGTGCATCTTCTTTTGAATGTACAATTCCTAAGATCTTGTCTTCAACATACGATAGGAGAGAAAGATCAGCACATCTTAATTTGATTTTCAAGGAAGCTGAAACTACCTGTAGTTCAGTTGCTACACACTCACCTTCAACGGTAGAGGTCGAGATATCGATAAAAATATCCTCTTCCGTTCTAAAGTGCTTAAAGCAGTCCATCAACCTTGTAACATCCATCAACCCAATTTTGATCCTATCACATTTAAGAGATGCAAAGTCTGTGAGTGCGTCGAAAATCTGGTCGTTGCTGATGCCCGCATATTTCATTACAGATTTATCGGGGGTGTGAACTTTTGAGAAAAGCTTGTCTTCGGTCAATTCCAGTAAAACACTCTTGTCTACTACTTTAAGTTTCTTCAGGAAAGAAATTAGATTACTGGTACTTGTTACTCTTATCTTCATTATTTTATTTTTGTTTTTATATGTCGTTAATGTTTAAAATTTCGATCTTTTACCTATTATTCAGAATCTCCATCAACCTCTTCGGGTGTAAAAATTTCAATGTCTGTGTTAATTCTCAGTGGCTCAGATCCTACAGGGATCAAAGATGTTGATTTACCCTTTAATTTAATTGGGCCCAAACTTTTAACAACAGCTTCTTGCTTTTTGATCAACGCCTGGGTTTCCTTGATCAACTGCTTGATCCTTTTGATTTCTGCTTCTGTTTCTACAATATGATCAGAGGATAGCTTTACAATTTGAATGTGAGAAAGCTTTGCGGAAATCCAGGAAACAAACTGGGAGAGAAATGTAGTTATCTCCTCGTTAGTTCTTTTCTTTTGACTCATAAAAATCAAGAATTTAAGTTTTGCTTCTAGAAATTCTAGGTCAAACTTTAAATTTTCAAAATCTTTAGCAAGTCTTCGTAGCTTAACTGTTTCTAGATGAATCTTGAAAGCATCAAGATATTCTTTTACGGAGTTAAACTGAGCCACCCCTCCGTCTTTAATTAGCACAACATCCTCCTTCACTATGATCTGTGTTAACTTCTTTACCAGTTCAACTACAGATTGAAATTCCTTTGGCTGTATCTTTGAGAACCAAATGGTTACATCACACTTACTCTGTGAGTTGTTATTCAATTTAAACTCGTGCCCATAAGAGGAAAGCTTATTGATAAGCTTCTCCATAAAAGAATCATATCTCATTACAGGTGGAAGATCGAAAATCCTGATTGTTCTTTTTGTGGCGTTGCTTTCAAATCCACTTTCAAGCAACCAAACATTTTCCTCGTTTTCGAACTTATAGATTTTTCCGGTAAAATCCCTGAAATAAGGTTTAAGTATCTTGTTCTTACCCTCTAGATATTCAATTATATCTTCCATTTTACGGGGAAGGATGTTGCTTCTATATCCAACAGCAATACCGATTATATGGGTAAGCAAACCAACAGGCACTTCTACATGTAGCCAGTCGTGTCCGCCCTCCTCGTTTTTCTCATTGAGATCTGAGTGGCGGTTTACAATATTCTTAACCTCTGGGTTAATCCTTACCGAAGTATATCGGGCAGCTGATGGGCTGGGATTTACTGGGGATCCAAAAAATCCATCTCCTTCGAGAACCTGATACGAGCATCCAAAAGGCCTGGCCAATTTTGAAATAGCCCCAGATAATGATGAATCACCATGGTGATACAAGCCGGTTCTGATTACTTCTCCGACTAGACCAATTGTCTTGTTGTAATGTGATGGGCTGTTTTCCAGAATGATTCTCTGAACCGGAGTCAACGAATCATAAAAATTAGGAATACCTCTTGATTGCAAAACGTACAAAGCATATTCTCTGTACTTATGATTAATCTGATCTGAAATACTTAGTGTCGAACTCAAAACCTTATTCTTTCAGTATTGTATGAAAGGTAGGTTTAGATGTTTCTAATATTATGCAGTCTTCTTAGATTGATCCTTTTCTTTTGTCTGTACTAAAGAAGCAGATGCTAAAACTTTAGGTGAGATATCGTCGATCTGAACCAGAGCAAAATCTATTTCCTGCTGATTTTTGGCTTTCATGTCGGCAAGGATCTCACGAAGGTCTGCAGAGTTTTTCAAAACTATACATCCTGCCGAATGTGAATCCACGGTTGGGGTAGATCCTGATCTTAATCCTCTGTGAATATTTATACCACCCTGACCATTTTCTTCCTTTCCAGGAGAATATGTGGTAAAGGTAGCTTTAGAGGGATCGTCTACTGGTTCATATCTCTGTATTTTAATACTTTCAGCTTGAACAAGTGCTTCGTATTGACCTCTATGTTTGCCTATCTTATATCTATAAACCCCGGGTTGCATGATAGCTGGTCCATTAGGATTAACAACATCTTTTGCTCCAGTTGCAACATAGTAATTACGGAAAGATTTAACCAAAAAGAAAGGTCCAGGAACTGTAGTTGCAGGAAAGAATTCAACATTCTTTTCTTTCTGTGGGCTCATGAGGAAAACCACATCAGTAAATCTGTTAGGATAATTCTTTTTGGTTGAAATTTTATTTCTGAGACCAACAAGATTGTACTGATCGAAATTCATTTCCTTAGAGAGTCCTTCAGAATCTAAAATTGCCTTTAAACCATCCCAAGTTATAACATTAACATCATCAAATTCATAGTCTGAACTCTGTGGTAGTAATTTATAATCTGGCTTCTGGGTTTTATTTCCAGCAGCATTAAGATTCTTAATGTTTTCGTCTGCAGCTTTTTTATTAGCGGAGTCTTTAGAAAGATCTGCTTCGACCTCTTCAGCGGTTGCCGGTGAATCCGATGGTATTATTTTAGCTTCTTCCCATGCTGCTTTAAGGTTAGGATCAGCATCGACAGCAGCAAGTAAATCCCCACCAAATTTGGTTGCGAAGAAAAGGTCACGAATAAATGTTTTACTAACATTTTCTTTTTTACCAGCTTCCTTACTAGAACCTTTTAAAGCTCCCTTAACTTCTGCTCCTTGGGCTAGTGCTTTTTGAATTATTGTTGGCTGGGCAAGGGAAGCCTCGTTTATTTCACCAAATTCGCTAAATGATAAGATTCTTTTGGGCATCAAATGTTATTATTTTTAGATCTCTCCATCTCTATTTATCTTCGAAGAAAAAGAGTTTAATAAGAACACTATAAAAGAATTGATTATAACACTTATACCACTATTCAAGAATCCCCAGGTCAGAATTGTTAATGGCAGATATAATATTGAACCAGGATTTAAAAGATCGCAAAAGGGATTTACAATATGGTCTAGAACCGAAAGAATTCCTAATCCTATACCAACCCAAAATCCTGAGCATTGCATACAGGTAAGAAGCTTAGAAAACATCTGATTCTTTACCATCAAATAAATTCTTATCCCGTCGAAAATGGATCCATTAACAATGATGTTGGTAATAGACCACCCTATAATAATTAATAATAAAAGCATGTTTAAAAAGATTTTTTATATGTATTTAGAAATTCAGTCTGTTCCTGAGTTAAATTTTTTGGTACCTTCAGGGAAATCCTAACCAGAATGTCGCCACAGAAATCATTATTGAATTCAGGTACACCTTTACCTGCTAATCTGAATATTTTTCCTGGATCAGTACCTGCTGGAACTGCAATTTTGTAATCTCCGCCAGTAGAAATATTTGGTATCTTAATTTCGGTACCAAGGCATGCCTCAGGAAAAGTAATTTCCTTTTCACATATTAGGTTTATACCATCCCTTTTATAAAACTCGTGTGGTAAATCCTCGACGGTAATTATTAAATCCCCTGGATCCGATGGCATTTTTTCAAAATCTCCTTTTCCCTCCATCTTAAAAGATATCCCAGTAACTGAACCCTTAGGTATGTTTAGTTCAACTTGATCTATATTTCTTTGGGTTCCGGCACCGCCGCAATAGGTACAGATTGCCTTAGGAACCTGTCCATGACCAGAGCAGGCATAGCAACTTTCGTCCAGAGCCATCTGTCCGAAATTTGTATTTACTACCTTTCTTTTAACGCCCAAACCAGCACAGGCAACACAAGTATCTACGTCGCCATTTTTAGCACCTGTTCCTTTACACGGATCACAGATTAGCCTTCTGTAAACATTAACCTTTCTGTTTGAACCTTTAAGTACATCCTCGAGATTAATCTGGATTCTAGCATTGATATTTTTTCCTTTGCCAACCGGATCTCTCGGTGCCTGCCTTCCGCCAAAACCACCAGAAAAGATGTCTTGGAATGGATTGCCGCCAGCGAATGGACTATTAAATCCACCAAAACCCCCATGTCCTCCAAAAGGATTTGGATTATCATATTTGGATTTTTTTGCGGGATCGGATAAGTTTTCGTAAGCTTCTGCTATTTCCTGGAATCTCTGCGATGCCTCCGGGCTACCCGGATTTTTGTCTGGATGATATTTAAGTGCTAACTTTCTGTAGCTCTTTTTAATTTCTTCGGGGCTTGCATTTCTCCCCACCCCTAAAATTTGATAATAATCTTTCATCTAGTTTATCGTCAAAATGAAGATTTAAGCCATTCCCTAATTACAGTCTCTTGACCTTTCTTATTCTTGGGAATACCTCTCCACTTTGACTTTAGTTCCTTAGCTAGAACTAAAATTTCTGCACAAAGTTCGTAATTCTCTTCTACCTCCCAGTATTTAATCATGCGGGAAGCAAAATCATCGATCTTTTGTTCGCAATCAAAGATATAAATAAATTCCTCGCCTTGGGTTCGGAGAGCAACTAGGAAAAGATCCTGAACTGCTCTATCGATATGATTTTTCAACACAGAAAACTGGGGATGATCCTCAAAGGATGATCGCCAATCGTTATATGGGAAGTTTTCTGAGTTGTTAGACATTCTTTTTGTTCTCGGCCAGAAAATTATATATCTCTATGTAAGTGGATTGATCTGCTAAATCTAAAAAAGTAAGGCTTAGTTTATTTAGAAGATCGTTGGTTTGTTCCTCACCAAAGTTTTCAAATAATACCTCTTTTTTGATTCTGGCTTCAATTTCACTATCACGTTGATATTTTACTCTTTCGTCCTTCAAAGATAAAATTTTATTTTCAAATTCTTTGAACGCTTCTAGTTCTTTTTTTCCAATTTCTTTCATAGAAGTATTTTTTCGATTTTTTGGTGATAATCAAGGAGGGCTTTATCCTTCATTTTTACCTCTAATTCTATATCGAAAAAATGCCCATATGTTTCAATTTCTGTGTTTATCCAATCCGAATGCGCAAGCTCCTTAGCCGAAGAATCCTCAAACAATTTTCTAGATTCTGAATAATGTGTAAGAGGAGTAATACAGACTGGCCAACTAGAAAGGCAAATCTTAAGGGATTCCTCCTCGCTTAATTCTTCGGGTGGATTACATTTATTATGAAGATAATCAAAAGTAATTGGTATACCAATTTTTTTGTGTACCATTTCATAGAGATCAACAGAAGTGTATTGTGATCTTTTATCATCGACCTCTACGACTAATCTAGCTTTAACTCCTTCAGGGAGCAGAAAAAAATTATTGCAAAATCTCTCCGCTGCTTCTTCTTTGGTCGGCTGGGTTGTATTGACGTGTATGTTAATAGGATATAAATGTGTCCTATCTAAATTCATCAAATCCATAATTTCAGCGTGTTGAGATAACTCTTTAATCGCTTTCTTAACGACATCTTCCCTAAGTGAAGCTAAAACTGAATATGGTGAAGGGTGAAATGTTAATCTTTGACTGAGCCCAACTGCAATTCTACCTGCTAATTCCAATTTCTGCTTGATGTATTCGAAATCAGGTAGATCTTTTATTTCATACTCAGAGCACCACGGAAACATGTCAGAACTCATTCTGTACATCTTTATGCCCATTTGGTTATTCCATTCAATTATGGTACAAAGATCAGTAACATTTTGTTTTGCAAGTTCAGAAGCATAAGAAATTCCCCTTTCGAGAAATGTCTTTTTAGTCATGGATCTGTTAGTGGTAACGCGATCTGATTTTTTACCCTCTTGCAAAGTCATGTTTATGCAACAGTATCCATATCTTCTTTTCATCATTTCGTAAAGTTAGGCGGAATAAACGTGATAAAAAAATACCTTAGTTAAGAAAAACTGGAGAGCCAGATTTTCCTAGCGTCAGCTGACTTACCAAAAGCCATATCTAGGAAGTGTGCAGACTTTTTATCCTTGATGATATTGATAATCCTTTTGTTTTTCATTACATGATCCCAGTCTTCCAGTGACAATGAACCCAATCCTTTAAGATATCTAACGTTGGTGAATTTTTTCTTAGCAGATGCCTCCTTGAATTCACCTAGTGAATAAAAATATAACTTGGATTTATCTCCAGCAGATACAAGAGGAGTTTCTAGAAAATGCAGCATCTTCTTTTCGATAATCCACGGGAACCAATTAAAGATCAGACTAATCAAAAGGGAAGTAATGTGTGCCCCGTCTGGATCCTGATCCGTAGAAATTACAATCTTTTCATAAGGACATTGCAAAGAAGGGTTCTCTGGATCTAGATTTAAAATCTGCATCAATTCGAGAATTTCCCTGTTATCAGCTAGATCTGAAAGATTTCTGGCATTTTTAATTTTCCCCTTTAACGCATAAACTCCGTCTCTTGCAGGGTTTCTTTTTTGTAGAATAGATCCCATAGCTGAAAGCCCTTCCACTATAAAAAGATTCTCTGCAATTCTAGAAGTTGGAGGAAAGTATTTGTGAGAGAATTTTATGTTAACGTTTTTCTTTTCTTTTCGGATTTTCTTAAGATCCGATTCCTTCTTCCTTCTTTCAACTAGCTCCTTGATCTTTTTGAAAAGTGGAGTGGAAAAAAACCTTTTAAGTGGACCTTCAAAAGCATCAAGTATAATCTTTTCAACGTCTTCACGTCTGGAAACAAATTTGGTTTTGTTCTGGTCTCCAAATTTTACAAGTGCTGGTGGAAGATTCAGAATAAGACAAAAATCGTAGAAGTGGTGTGCAAGTGAATCGTCCAGCACACCGTTAATTTGGTCCATTATAATCTTTTGTTGAATCCCGGTACAGATTGCACTATTGACAAAAGAAACTGAACCTGAGTCTTCAGTTTTTTCCCATACTAGAATTTCTCCTATCGATGTTTTATATGACAACTGTTTGAGCACATCCGTTTTTACCTCAGTCTCCTTTCCATCCCAAACGAATTTGATCTTTATGGTTTTTGTGTTTGACTCAGTTTCTAATACTCTTTTTTTGAGAATTAGCATAGAGAAAAGGATGTCCTTACTCCATTTGCAATTGTCAAAGATATCAGGCAAAGGAGAAAATGTAACTGCAGTTCCTAACTTATTCTTTGATTTTTTGGTAATAACTGGTTTTGATCCTTTGAAGTTATTCCACTCCTGAAAATAGCTTTCTTTAGAATTGGTAGATTCTATAGAAAAATAACTAGACATTGCATTAACCAAACTGACTCCCATCCCGTTGGTGCCAATAAGGGTTTCCGAGATCTGCTCATTATCAAAGTTGGACCCAGCTCTCAACATGGAAACTGCTGTCTCGATATTTGGTAAGCCGCTTTTCTCGTTTATTTTAGAACCGTCCATAAACCCTTCACCGGTATCAGCAATCTTTATTCTGTTTGTTTTAGAATCAACCTCAATTATAATTGAGTCCATGGGTTTTTTCATCCTTTTAGCTTCGTCTACGCAGTTGGAAAAAACCTCATCGAATAACTTGTACATTCCAACAGAAATTTGATAAGGGACCGAGCATATTCGGTCTTCTTTTACTATCGGAAGCATTTCCTCACTCAGTTTTACAGAGCCTACGTAAATGGTGGGCCTTTTGAGTATATGCTCAAAATCTGAAAGGACCTGAATTTTTTTATTAGCTGATGTCATTGTTTTATTTGGGTGTTACAAAATAGAGCATGGTTTGGCTTCCCCCACCATAGTCCCAGAAAAATTCGTGTCTAATTTTTCCAGGTAATTGAAAATGAGGGATTTGCTCTGGGTAATGTGTTTCTATAGCTATTCTATCAATCTTAGAAAGAGTATTTTCGCTTAAATTCATGAAAAAATCCCATTCACCTCCTTCTATGTCACACTTTATAAAATCAATTTTTTCCAATTCATAGATTTCCATGAATTTCTCAAGTGTAATTCTTAGCTTATTTCCTTTAAAAGACCATAGATGGGATTGCTCTTGAGTTTCGGAAAGCATCGATGTATTTAGTGTAACCACATTTGATAGATCCTTGCAATTTTCAACTAAACAAGAATATGCTTCGGGTGATCCGTCTATAGAATAAACGCAACTAGCTTTTTCTGCTGCATGGCAAGTGAAAAAGCCAACGTTCGAACCAATGTCAATTACAACGTCTCCAGGTTTAAGAAAACAATCCCACATTTCATAGATACATTCTTTTTCGGAGAAAGGCCAAATTAAGTTCTCACAGTAAAGAAAATCATAACCATGTACTCCTCCCTCATAGGATCCTTGATTTAAATGATCAAAAGTTACATATTCGTAAATATTAGTTTTGTCATGGAATATTTTCCATTGCTTATTTGGTACCATAAATCAATATATTGATTTTTATAGATTAAAGCCTTAGTTAAATTTCACAAAAAAAAGGACTGGGGTTGTTCCAGTCCTTTTTACTAAATATCTTAAAATTACTTCTTTGGTGTAAAATAGATCTCTTCAATCTTGATAGGAGCTATTTTTGCTTCATATCCTTTATCTTTAAGAGAAACTGGAATACCAATTACAAATTCCTTACCGTCAATCATCTCTACTCTATCAACCATGAATTCAGAATCGAAGTAAATTGTGCGTTGATTTCCAAATCTATCAACATCAAAATCAAAATCTCCTTCTCTATCATCATCGATATCAATACCTCTTTGAGCTTTCATCTTACGGGCAATTCTTTCTCTTTCCTGAGCAATAATATCTTTAACGTAATCTGGTGCTCCCTTTCCTTGTGTAGGAACTTCCGCAATCACAACAATTTCTTCAATCTCACCCATTTCTTTTTTCTTAAGAAGATCCTTAAGTGTAGCAGCAACCTCTGAATATTTAACATTCATTTCTGGCTTGGTGTTGATGTTCTTTCTGAATTCCAATTCATTAAAAACGGGAATCGCAGAATATGTTGATTCACTTACTTCTGCTGAATAGTCTTCAAAAATTTTAACGTATTTCATCTAGTAATTTTTCTTTTTTTATATATCTTCATAGGGAAGCAATTTGGTAACCTTGATTTTAAGCTGCCCGTTGCCTTTGATTAATCTGTGCCATACCCCGGCTGGTACAAATATTTCTCCAGAGAAAGGAATTGGTAACTGGTTATCAAATTGGAATTTCCAGTCTGTATTTTCTACTACTTGGATTATCCTATCCTCTAGATCGATGTGCCATTTCAGTTCATTCGTCTCGAGTTGGGGATCAAACAAACGGAGAAATATATTTTCCCCGAGACCTTTTTCTTCGAATGGGAGATTTACCAAGGGTTTTTAGATTTAATGCCTAATAATTTTCCATATCTTGCAACGTTACAAGACCAATATCTAGCTTTCCATTTAGGTCCTGGCTCTGAGCATCTGTGTCTTGCTCTGAAAGATCTAGACCTAGCAGGATCGTCGTTTCTAATCCTCATTCCAGGTTGCCCAAATCTTACCATTACAACCTTTCCCTTATCATTTTTTGTATAGACAGCGAATTTTCTTGGAGCATTTGGAGTTCTGAAAGGTTTGTTTAAATCTACTTTTCTTCCCTGATATTCAGCTTCGAAAATATCATCATATTCAAATGGGATATCTAAAAGTACTTCTCTACCTTCAAAAGTAGCTTTTTGACCTGCATCGGTGCTTATCAAAAAAACATCATCAAAATCTAGATCGATCTTGTTTTCTGCCCAAAGCTGTCTGGATTCATTGATAAGATCTAACCACGCATCAGATTCGATTCGATAAACGCTCTCCAATAGGGAAATATTTTCCTCTAAGTGGTAAGCTAATCCCTCGCTTATTTGTGAGGTGCTGAACGAATTGAAGTCATGTATTCTCATACAATTATATATCAATCGTTACTTTGGGTAACCTCTGAAGATAAAAGTCTTTGAATCCTATTTTTTGCTCTTTCTTGGAGTGGAATTGGATTACCCTCCTCGTCTATACAGACAAATTTGATATTAGTTTTAAGAATTATAGTTTGATTCCCGGTATAAACGTTGTGCGCTCTAGCCTCCATGTAAAGTGTTATGGAGGTAGTTCCTAATTTTGAGGGTGACCCGTAAATTTTAATAAGCTGTCCTTCTTTAGCAGGCTTTTCAAAAAAACATTTGTCGATAGAAACCGTAACCATTCTGGGGGTATCACAAAGCTGCATAGAATATCCTGCAGCCGCAGCGTCGATCCAAGCCAAAAGCTTGCCGCCAAAAAGATTACCATGAAATCCCAAATCCGATTTTTTAATCGGATGTGTGTTTAGTAACTCCATTATGCTGGTTGTACTGGTTGCTTTTGAGCTTGTTGTTGTCTTAGTTTTTGAGCAGCAGCACCCCTAAATTGTTCAACATTCTTTGCAATCCTTTGCTGCTCTTGCTGGCCCATTTGCGGGAAGAAAGGCATTTCCATAACTGCTTTCATTTTCTCGTATGCAATTTCTGGGTTTCCTGTATGGAATGCACATAAAGAGAATTCATCCAAAAGTCTCCATTGCCAAATTTCGGGTTCAACAAAAAGAATATCTGAAGTTCCCGGATTTTTCAAAGCCATACTTCCGTAGGTGAAAGCTAATACCCATCTTCCTTGCTCTCTCAATTTTCTCATGCAATGGAAAGCTGCCTCCAATCTTTCTGGTCTAAATTCCCAAGCTTTTGAATAAGCTTGAACAACTTCATCCGGATGTCTTCCGAGTCTTTCCTTAATTCTTGCAATCATATAAAGAGCGTAGTAAACCTCTTCTGGCCATCCCCCAACATCTACCCTTCTTTGGTAAGCTTCAAGGGCCTTAAGGTTTTGACTAGAATCCCTGTAACTTTGTGCCAGATAAAACATGTATCGGGAATTGCTTGGATCCTTTTCTAGAGCTTTTTCAAGTATCTCAGCATCTTTGGAATATTTCTCCTCCAAGCTGTCTGCCCTTTTCAAAGGACTAATGTTTGCATTTACCTTACACTTATCTCCTGGGATCTGTGATTGAATAACAGGATCCTTTCCCTGGAGATCCAAATACTCGTGCAAAACTCCTTTATAAGTCCAATCCTGATCAGATCTAACAATTTGAGCCCTGTGATATTGTAAAGAATTCAATCTATACATGATTTGGAAGCAATCAACTCCCTGAGGAAGTTCTGCAAAAGGATTAATTCCTGGGGTTTCTACTTCAAAAAGATCATCGGCATCAATAATCCAGCGGTAATCGCAGATTCCTTTTGATAGCTCCAAACTCTCTGTACGGTTAACCTCAAAATCAACCCAAGGTCTTTCGTGGATCTCACCAGGAATGTTAAGTTCTTCCATGGTTGACCTAATTTCATCTATGGTGTTATCTTTTGAACCGGTATCACAGATAACATAATATGAAATAAAAGGTGCTACCCTAGTTAAACATTTTCTAATTGTGTCGCCCTCATCTTTAACGATCATAACAAGACAAAAAGAAAAAGTTTGTCTTGGATCTTTGGGCGTAAATTTAGAATTTGTTTTAGGAGTTGGCTTTTTAGAAGCTTGTTTTGGTTTACTTGGATTATTTCTTTTAGAAGAGGCCATAAGAGTTTATCTTTCTCTTTATACCTCAAAACTTAGAAATATTTCATCCTTAACCCCGGACTATTTCGGTTATTCTTTCTAAAATAAGTCCTTCACTAAGAGATAAAGAAAAATCACCCTTTATCTTAAGAGGTGACTTAGAACTATCCGATACCAATTCTATGTTAAAAAATCCTTCCTCCGTTGGCATCTCTTCTTCGAGATTAACATCACTTGAAACAAAAGTAGACTTAGACATTGATCTGCCATTCCAAACAACCAATGTCAAATTATCCAATTTAGCGTCTAGAGTTCTGATGACTTGATTTTCTCTGAGTGACTCAAGCTTAATTCCTATTCTGTAATCAGATCCACGGGAAACAAAAGAAATCATGGAATGACCTCTCCCTTCTACTAATCCGGGTATAGTGTTATTCTTTAAAGAAAACAAAGGGTAAGATCCGTTGAATTTATGCTTTCTAAAAGCAATTGAAGATGACTTAAAGTATTCACAAACCCAGTTGATCAAGGTATCGTCTGAAACTTTCTTCTTAAAATCAAAATAGGCAACAGGGTGATTACCACCTACCACTTTAACCGGCTTAATTTCTAAGGACATTTCTGAAAGATAATTCTGAAATGATTCTGCTATCTTTGCTAACTGGTTATGCTCTGAAATGTGGATTTTTCCTTTGAGATCGATCTCCTTCTCAAAATTTTCTATAAAAGTTGATAGCAAGCTATCCTTAGCGCTCTTCATTTTATTATCGATTAGATTTATTTATCCTCCTCCACGAAAAATCAGTATCCAGTTTGAAGTGTCCAAGAAATTGATATTTCCCGTTCCATTCTTCAGGTGAAATTAAGCTACAGAATTTTTCACCATCATCTTTAATATAAACATAAATTTCAGAACCAACGTTTGGTTCAAACGAAAGTTTGGAGTCCCAAATCATTTCGTTATCTGAAAATTCTTGAAACAAGGACTCAATTTGTTCCTTGATTTCTTCAGCCCTTTTTGAAAACTTGTGATTAGCCTTTGCTAAACTATTCGCCTTAAACAATGCTACATCAGGGAGATCAATCTTAGGCCCAGATATATTTGTCGAATAAGTTTTTAGAAAAGAATCATATAGGTTTTTCTGAGGATCAAAGACTACTGCATCAGGCAGATTTTTCTTCTTTCTTCTTTCCATCTTTGGTCTTTAATCCTAACGCTTTTGTAACTGCTTTGTATACTTCTTCGCTCCCTTGTGAAGCGTCGAATTTTTTTAATCTTCTACTCTTCTTATAAAGGTCGATTAAAGGAGAAGTTTTTTCCTCGTATGTTCTAAATCTCTTACCTACCACCTCAGGGTCTTTATCGTCTTCCCTGTTTTCTTTCTCTGCTCTTTTTAGAATTCTCTTTTTGGCTGTTTCCTCATCTAAATCTAAATAGATCGCATGATTTAGACCTACCCCAAGTTTTCCTAAGAGTGAATCAAGCATCCCTGCTTGTTTGATTGTTCTTGGGAATCCATCCAGAATAATTCCTTTAGAAAGATCTACTTTGCCAAGTTCTTTTCTCAGCATTTTGACCATAGTTTTATCATCAGCATATTCGCCTTTAGCAATTTTTGCTTTAAGCTCTTTATCGTCAGAATTTCTGATCAAATCTCCGGTTGAAATGTGGGTGAATCCGTTTCTCTCCGCCAATTTGGTCGAAAATGTTCCTTTACCCGAACCAGGAGGTCCCATGATAATTAGGATTTTTCCTTGAACATCGGGTAATTCCCTTTCGTTCAAAAACTCTGCAAAATTTTTAACGGTTTCCATGCTGTATTTATCCTAATTTTATTCTGGAAAAATCTCTACTATTTTTTCCACTCGGACTAGGTCATCCCATACCCCATTATATCTGGTAGCTCTAACGGTATGATTATCAATCCAGTGGTAATTACCACCTCTGGGCTTGTTTAATAGGAGATTATGATATTTGAATCCATGCTTTTCCAACCATTCTTTTGTAACAAGTTCATGCTCGTCTGTTCTAGAGGTAAAGAATGTAATTATATGGCCTTGAGCATACCAGGTGTTAATAATATTTACTGCTCCTTCATATGGAAGACAAGTAGACATTCTTTCTGGCTCTTCGTTAGGTACATCTTCAGTAATAGTCCCGTCGATGTCTATTAGATAATTCTTGGTTTCCTTAGAAAGAACTGGGGAAATTGCTCTCCCCAGTTCATCTCTTTCCGTATTTAATTTCATCTTAAATAAAATTTATGATCCGCAAGCTAAACAATCTTCGGGATTATCTAGACTACAGGTAAGATCAGACATAGTTTGGCTTGCAAGTGCTGCAAGTTCTGCGTTTGGTGCTTCCTGAACTGGCTTTGCTTCTACAACAGGTGCTACTGTTTCTTTAGGAGCTTGATATTTAGAAACATCCATACCAAGTCCAGCCAAAGCATCAACTGCAGCCTTCGTTCTTAAGTAGTACATGCCCGTTTTCAATCCCAATTTCCAAGAATGGAAATGAGCTGCAGTGAGTTTAGCTGCATTAACGTTTTCGATGAAAAGGTTTAAAGACTGTGATTGACAGATAAATCTACCTCTATCAGCAGACATCTCGATCAAATCCTTCTGCTTAATCTCCCAAACAGTTTTATAAACATCCTTAAGGTCTTGAGGTATCCCTGGGACATTTTGAACTGATCCTTTATTGATGATAATAAGATTTTTAATATCCTCCGTCCAAAGACCCAAAGAGATCAAATCTTTTACCAAGTGCTTATTGACAACGATGAATTCTCCACTTAGAGTACGACGAGTGTAAATGTTAGAAGTAAAAGGTTCGAAAGCCTCGTTGTTACCCATGATTTGAGCTGTAGAAGCGGTAGGCATAGGTGCAAGAAGCAAAGAATTTCTTGCTCCGTGCTTCATTACGTCTTTTCTAAGTTTAGCCCAATCCCAACGACCTGAAAGCTCATCGTCTTGAACTCCCCATAGGTTGAACTGTAACTTACCTTGGCTCAAAGGAGAACCGGGGAAGGTTTCATAGTGGCCGTTTTTCTTGGCCAAATCCATTGAAGCAGTCATTGAAGCAAAATAGATAGTTTCAAAAAGTTCAGAATTTATCTTACGTGCTTCTTCTGATGAGAATGGCAATCCCATAATTGCATAAAGATCCGCCAATCCCTGAATACCGATTCCAATTGGGCGGTGTCTCATGTTAGACTTTAATGTCTCTGGAGTAGGGTAATAGTTAACATCGATTACTTTGTTCAGATTTAGTGTTGTCTGATAGGTAACGTTGTAAAGAAGCTCGTGATCAATTTCACACTTGCCTCTCATTAACTTAGATGTTCTATTGTCAGTTGATCTTAAAAATTTGTTAACTGGAATTGAAGCCAAGTTACAAACTGCTGTCTCATCTTTGTCGGTATATTCTATGATTTCCGTACAAAGGTTAGACGATTTAATAGTGCCTAAGTTCTGCTGGTTTGATTTCCTATTAGCAGCATCTTTATAAAGAATATAAGGGGTGCCAGTCTCAATTTGTGACTCTATGATTTTTGCCCAAAGATCTCTAGCTTTCAGGGTCCTTCTTGCCTTGCCAGCTGCTTCAGCTGCTAGGAAAACCTCATTGAACTCCTGTCCATAAATTTCATGAAGACCAGGAACTTCTGAAGGTGAGAATAGTGGCCATTCACCATCTGCTTCTACTCTTTCCATAAACAAATCCGGGATCCAAAGTGCCAAGAATAAATCTCTAGCTCTTCTTTCTTCTTTACCCGTATTCTTTCTTAATTCTAAGAAGTCCTCCACGTCGGCGTGCCATGGCTCCAAATAGATTGCAAATGATCCCTTTCTCTTTCCACCTCCTTGATCTACGTATCTTGCAGTCTCATTAAACACCTTAAGCATCGGAACGATACCGTTTGACTTACCGTTTGTTCCTCTGATATAAGAACCGGTAGCTCTTACGTTGTGGATAGAAAGACCAATACCTCCAGCGTTCTGAGAAATAAGAGCAACATCAGAAAGTGTCTTATAAATTCCAGGAATAGAGTCATCACTCATGCTCAGCAAAAAGCAAGATGAAAGCTGTGGCTTTTTGGTTCCTGCGTTGAAAAGAGTAGGGGTTGCATGAGTCATCATGTGTGTAGAAAGAAGCTCATAAGTTTTAATCGCATTCTTAATATCTTCGCCCCAAATACCAACTGCAACTCTCATATACATATGTTGGGGGGTTTCAGCTGGCTTACCAAACATTTTCAGAAGATAGCTTTTCTCTAGAGTTTTAAAACCAAAGTATTCAAAATTAAAATCTCTATCGTGAATAACTGCAGAATCCAGTTTATCACGATTATTCATAACAACCTCATAGGTTTCATCAGAGATAAGAGCTGCTTCCTTTCCAGTTTCTGGATCGATGTATGAGTAAAGATCTTGGATGGTTTCAGAGAATTTTTTCTTTGTTGTTTTATGAAGTCTCGAAACCGCAATACGGGATGCTAAGATGGAATAATCTGGATGTTTTGGGATCAACGAAGCTGCTGTCTCTGCTGCTAAGTTATCTAATTCCCAAGTTGAAATTCCATCAAAAATACCACCGATTACTTTTTGAGAGATCTCAATAGCATCAACAAAATCTTGGTTTAATCCGTAAGTTACCTTTCTAACACGATTAGAGATCTTATCGAATCTAACCGCTTCTCTTGAACCGTCTCTTTTTACTACAAACATTTTTCTTTATAATTATTTTTTTAGAATTCCACGTCCATATCGAACGCATTTTCGGAGGAATTTAGCACCCCAGCTTTTTGATATTCACCGACTCTCTTTTCAAAGAAATTTGTTTTTCCCTGCAGAGAAATGTTTTGCATGAAATCAAAAGGATTTTCGACACCATAAACTTTAGAGCATCCAAGATCAACAAGCAATCTGTCTGCAACAAATTCTAGGTATTGCTTCATCAAATCAGAATTCATACCAATCAAACGGACGGGCAAAGATTCTGTGATAAATTCTTTTTCAATCTCCAGAGCACCAGTAATAATTTCTTTAATACGTGCCTCTGAAACTTTGTTTGCTAAATATTTGTTATGGAGAAGAACTGCAAAATCAGTGTGCATTCCCTCGTCTCTTGAAATCAATTCGTTAGAGAAAGATAGTCCTGGCATCAAACCTCTTTTCTTCAACCAGAAGATCGAGCAGAAAGATCCAGAAAAGAAGATGCCCTCAACAGCTGCAAATGCAATCAATCTTTCTTGGAAATGAGGAGATCCAATCCACTTTAAAGCCCATTCAGCTTTCTTTTGTACAGCTGCGATTGTATCAATAGCATGGAAAAGCTTATGCTTTTCTGCTGGATCTGTGATGTAAGTATCAATCAGCAAAGAGTATGTCTCTGAATGGACATTCTCCATCATGATCTGAAATCCATAGAAGAATTTTGCCTCAGTGTATTGTACTTCCTTCACAAAATTTTCTGCAAGGTTTTCGTTTACGATTCCATCAGAAGCAGCGAAGAACGCAAGAACGTTTTTAACGAAGTATTTTTCATCCTCGCTTAAGACGTTTCTCCAATCATCCAAGTCAGCCGAAAGGTCAATTTCCTCCGCAGTCCAAATGCACGCCTGTTGTTTTTTATATTCTTCCCATAGCTCCTGGTGCTGAATGGGGAAAATAACGAATCTGTCAGGATTTTCTTTTAAAATCGGTTCCGGTAGCGAATATTCTTCCATCATTGTTTTTATTTTTTTCTCTTAATTTTTAGTTATTTTTAGTAATTGTTAGCTTGACGCCTTCTGTTCTCCTCGTTTTTCGACATGTACATATTGTACATTTCTTGAGAAGTCATTCCAATTGATGCAGCATAATTCATGAAAAAATGAAGCATATCGATTATTTCAAATTTGCACTCAACCTGATCAGATTCAGACAAATCTGAAAATTTCTTGTCAGAAAATGAGCTATAAGCTTTCTTCCATCTCTTCCAAATTGCATTTCCATCGCCGTCTTTAATACCTCCGAGAGCATCTGTTGCCTCGTGGATTTCGTCAATCAAAGCGTGATTGTTCATGTGCCAGAATTCCATTAATTCTCTTAGCGACATGTTGGAAAAATCGTATCCGTAGACTGTTTCCTGAGTCGAAGCTTGTAAATTTAAAATGTCACCTAAGGTGTCTTGAGAAAGAGAATAGAGATCTTTGATCTCGAGGTCTGAACATGTATTATCTGTATTAGCCATATTTTATTTTTTCTTCCTTCCCCCTGGTAACATTGGGTTTTTTATATATCAAGTTGACTTTGAAACCAGAGGAAAGTTGTGAGGGTTTTACGTTAATTTTTTTAATTGTTTCCCCAACTGGTCAATTTCTATTTCAAGTTTCAGCATTCGGTCTTTGGTAGCCCTTCTTTTGGCGTAAAGATCCTTAATTATCGTCTTCAGTATTGGGCTTTCATTGTCACCTCCGAAGATAGCACCAGAGGAAGTTTTAATCCATCCTTCTTTTAGGTCAAGGAGATTTTTTCCTTTATAAACTTCGGGAGAGATCCCCCATTGAACGATGGTGTTAGGGTACAGTGAAGCAAAGTCATAACAAGCTACCCATTCGTGCAATCCTACGATGGGCTCCTTCACGTATCCACCTATAAATTTGACGTGTGACTCTTCTTTTCTTTCGTTCACGAACACCTGTTTTCTTTCCAGGAATTTCCTAAGCATCATAACCTCGGTAGACCAAACAGGGGAAAGAGCTCTGTTGATTTCCACCCCGTTGAGATTTGCTATCTTAAAGAAAGTTAGGAGTGTTCCTAGCTTTTTATCGATGTAATGAACAAGCGCACAGTCAATTGCGTTATAGAAAATGAATTTGACAAAATCAGATTGATAAAGATCCCTTAGAGACCCGTCATAGTGAATCTTTTTAAGGCCAGTTGCTTTTTCAGCAACGTAGTCCAAACGATTTGATTCTTTAATCTTAATTACTCTATCCCACTTCTTGTAGATCTCAAGGTAATCGACCATTAGCAAGTGGACTGGTAATTGGTTTTGCCCGATAAGATATCCGCCCGGAGAAATAATCTTTGGATCGATGCCCAATCTTTTTGCACGATTGAGCAAATACGGCCAGTCATATCCAAACCAGTTCCATCCTGTGATCAAAGCCATTTTAGGCGCAAGATCTTTGAAGAAGGTATACATCATGTCGTATTCCGACTCAAACTGCATATACTTAAAAGACCATTCGTCTCCCATCTTAGAAAGGTACTCGTTAGTCTGCTTATAGATATCTGCTTGCTGTTCCGGTGTGAGCGGATCCAGACCAAGGACTATGAGTTTACATTTATCTGTTGCAATACCAATTGAAAGAACTTTATTTTTTGCGTTGACAGTATCGAGAGAATCCGCCATTTCATCAGTCATCTCAACCTCAATATCGACGAAGTATTTCTTAGGGGTTTGGAAATCCCAAAAAGGCTGAGTTAAATCCTTGTCCGCTTGTTCCAAAAGCTGCACTATCCGATACTTATCGTATTTTTGACTTTTAGATTTCTTAACTGCGGATCCGTCCCAGTTTTTCCAATCCTGATCTCTTAGTCTGTCACTTGCTGAGCATTTTTCCCAGACGAATCTTTCTGTCTCTGGGATTGGCACTTCGATAAACACCATATCACCTTCAGGAGAGAAGGTAGACACTTTCAAATGGGTCCCTTTATTTTCTATATCTACAATCATTCTATTCTTTATTTAGTTCAAAATCCTGAGGGGTTTGGATTGATATATAAACCATATGTCTAGCAGGGTTAAAAGTTTCGAAAATTATATTCAAGAAAGCTTCCCACCAGGAGTGGTAGAGGTTCCTGGCCAGTGGTACAAGGATAATGTCAATTCAAGAAACTACAGGCCAGCTCACACGCAGATGCCAAGTGTTGTTGACGATCTTTACAACAGGACAGATCTTTATACTTATTTAGACCAATTGGCTGAGGAGGAAGAGTTTCAGAAAATGCTATCTTCGAATGATAAAGATTCGAAGAAAATTGTGAATTACGTTAAAAAAAGAATTCACGAGGAGCTTTCACATTCTGCAAAGGTAGATTCTAAATAAAACTTGAATGCGCTTTGAACCCCATTATCCAGCATCTGGACGAAAACTCTTATTACAGCGAACCTCATCCCAAAGACGCTATATTTCTACATCACACAGAGGGGTATTACAGGCCGGATTGGGTCATCTCATCCTGGGACAGGAATAAAACAAATTCAACCAACAAGATAAGAACTGCAGCTTGTTTGGTAATAGGAGGTAAGGACCCTAAAGGATTGGACAACTCCTATGATGGAGTGGTAATGCAAGCATTTCCGCCAAATGCCTGGGCACACAATCTTTCGATTAAATCTAAGAACAATACATTTCTTAATCAGAAGAGTATTTCAATTGAGCTTTGCAACTTTGGCCAGCTGATAGAATCTTTAGACGGAGGATTCTACACAAAAACTCATGTCAGAATACCAGAGGATCAAATCTGTGAACTAACCCAGCCGTTTAGGGGTTACACTTATTTCCATCTTTACAGCGATAAGCAGCTTGAATCTCTTAGAAAGATGCTACTAGATCTTTCAGAAAAATTTGAGATAGATCTTTCCCGCGGAATTAAAAAGGAGATATTAAAATCAGAATCACCCTTACCAGAGGGCATAAGCGGGCTGAAACTTCAAAAGTGGCTTAATAAAAACGGATTTACTGATGCCTGGGGAATGAAGATCCATGAAACAGGGGAAATGGATCAAAAAACAAGAGAAGCTTTGGAATCTGTTGGTAAAAATCCATTTTCTTTAAACCCTATAGCAGTAAATGGCGGGCCCGGACTTTGGTCACATTCCAATGTGAGAATGGATCTACTGGACGTTACTCCCCAACCCAAGTTAATAGAGTTAATTAAATCTCTCTAAATAAAGGAGGAGCTTCTTATCTGTAGGATTTACATTCAGATTATTGTTGATGAATATCTCCCAGGAATCGGAAGCATATTTGCCCACCCCAGGCAGCTCTAGCACAGATTCAAACCCCTGAATCCATTTCCGACTTAATCCTTGTATTCTTTCAGACTTGACTCGAGAAAAACCAGTTGATCTTATTATTTCCTGTATAATTTCCGGGTTTATCGAACAGGCCAATTCTGGATTCGGTATGACTTCAAATAGAGGTGATAAGACTTTTCTAACTTGTTGATTTGTAGTTTGATTAAGTAGTATACAACATACCATCATTTTCCATGGATCATCCAAATAGTCTTCCTGTATTAATCTCTCTATATTTTGTACCATATCGAAAATAAGCCTGGCAAGAATATTTCCCTGCCAGGCTTTAAGGTGCTAAATTAATTAAAAGTTTCGAGATTAAAGAATTTCAATCCTTTTTGAAATGGATTCTTTTCTTTTTGGCACTCTAAGTTTAAGAATACCATTTTCCATTTTAGCCTCTAACTTTTTCCCGTCCGTTGAATCTGGTAATCTGAACTTCTTTGAGAAATCAGAAGTCCATCCGGATTTATTGTCCTTTCCCTCAATGTGAAGTACGTTTTCACTCACCTCGATTGTAATGTCATCCTGGGTAAATCCTGGGACCAAAAATTCTGCAACATAAGCATCGTCTTTTTCTTTAATTTCATAGCTAATTGTTTCTGATGAGCTTAGTCTGTTTGATAGAATTCTTTCCATCATTTCGAGTGGGTGGTAAACTTTGTATTTTTCCATATTGTTGATATTTTTTTGATATAGAATATACAATTTGTGTTCCACCCGTGGAATAAACAAAAAACCCGACAAAGTGTCGGGTTTTTAACTTATTAATCAAAAAAACTATGACAAAATGCCGGTTTTACTTTTCTTGAAGCATTTTCATTGCTTTAGAAAAATCCATAAAAGTCTGAATCGTTCTTTTCTTTTTCTTCTTTTTATTGTCATTCTGAGCAGCAGGTGTACCTACTGTTAAACTATCAAACTTATCACCAGATCCTTGTTTAGCGACATCATAAAAGTTTGCATTAGTACCTGGACCCTGTGGAGGAGTAACAGGTCCCATACCAGGAGTGGTATTAAGTGTAGCCATTGCTCCACCTCCACCCATATCGTTTTCATCTAACTCGTATTCTGGGTATCCACATTCCCACACCATTTTCTCTACCTGCCAAGCTTCAGTGCAATATTTGTTTTCGTTCATCCACCTAGACAATTTTTCGATTATATCTCGAGGTGTGCAAGAAGATTCAATAACTGGAGTATCATCACAGCAGCAAAGACAAACTACGGTGTGTCCATTAGTGGTTGATCCAGTTGGGAAGTACATATTATCCATTTTGTTTTTCAATTATTTGTGCAACATTTCTGGCAAATATCCTGATGGTTTGTCCAGATTCATTTAGTGTTATATAACCAATAATATCGCCATAAACATCTCTAATAGCATCGGTTACAAGTAATTTATTGCCATTAGAATCAATGATGTTTTTGCCAGACAACCTATCAGTCTCCTTAGACCTATTTATTCTTTGGCCTATTTGATCTACGGTTCTTTTGCTACAGGTATTACACATAACTTAGTATTTATCTATAGTCTCCTCTGAGTTCTTTTCTTCTTAAATAATTAAAAAGATATCTAAGAGCCTTAGAATATTCTTTGGCAGTTTTAAAAGGCTTTGGGAATCTTCTAATGTCATTACCATTACCCTGTGGAATCTCATCAGAAATAACCGGGTTGTACCTTCTCACTATTCCTGTTGGGTGAATAGTGTAGAATACATCCCCGTGACCTTTTTCTTTTTCCTTATGCTTAGTTCTGGTAAATTTCAAAGTATTATTAAGATCCTGTTGATGAGAATGAACCTCTTTAAACCCAAGATCTATGATACTTCTGTATTCTTTGCTTTTTCTAACCTTCTCTATATCCAAATCTCTCCTATCCTCAGTTTTGTATTCTTTTCTGGGGTCGTATTTAGAATATTCTAGAAGGTTATTCATTACTTCTTGCTCTTGTTTATAAACTCTCTGTAATCGGCTAGATTTTGCATCTTTCTACCTTTCTTAGGAGCTTTAACATCCGGATTAAGAACTGGAGTGATTGGTGCAATTCCACCTCCAGGAGAAAGTCCAGGAGTGTAGGAAGGAATACCTTTGCTTGCTATAATAGGAGAAGTTGCTCCCGCAACAGCAATTCCTTTTTCGTCCAATTCTTCCATTTCCTCAGATTCTTTCATTGGCTTGTCTTTATAGGGCTTGCCAGCTTCAACGTAATGAGGAAGTTTCTTTGATTTGGTAGATGCAAACTTATCCAGTTCCTTATCTGTCATATCGCCATCCGCAATTGACTTAATTTCTTTCCTGTATTTTGGGTCAATGTCTTTAAGCTTAAGAAGTCCTTTTCTTAAACCCCATGCTTGTCCCATAACTGCTTGCTGTGCTTTTGATACTGAAGGCATAGTTATTTAGATTCTATTTTTTAAAGTTTGATGTAGTAATTTAGATAAATCTAGATTCATCTTCCAATCTACCATCAGGATTTTTTATACTTTCGAATTCCTCCTTTAAATAAAGGTGTTTCATCTTCTTCTGGATTTCCTTTGCTGTCATAGGTTTAGCATTGAGTCCCCAGTTTGTATTCGGATTAATTATCTTAGAAGGTTTTTTCTTCCATTCTGGAAAAGTCCATAACCACTTGTTATAAGCCTTTCCTACAATTTCGAATCCCTTATCACCAGGTTGGATTGCAATTGGTGATTGTGGCGGAATGTAACTAGAAGTTTCTGCCTCGTTTTCCTGTTTGAATGCTTTGTCAACTATAGCAAATCCCTTGTCTCCCTTTGGAATTTTTTTAGCAGATTTTGGTGCTTTGTAGCTTGATGTTAGAGATGGATCTTTTGCCATAGTTATTTGTTAATTTAGTCTATTACTGCTTCAATCTTGGACTTTGTAATTTGAACTGTTTCAAATGCACCAGCAGTTCCTTCCAGGTATTCTGCTAATTTCTTTTCAACTTCTAAAACAGTTTCTGCCGGAACTAAAAATTGACCAGCGTGAATTACTGGATCCCCGTTTCTTTTTGCTTCTCCGGTTTCGAAGTTTACTTTAGCGATGTAAAATGCCATATTTAAATTTTTTAGAGTGTTAGTTTTTTATATATCCACGGAAAACAAAAAAGGCAACCATATAGGCTGCCTTTCATGTTCTAAAATGGGTATTAACCTTGATTCTTAGAGTCTTGTACCTCAACTCGTACTTGCTGAGCAAGCTTCTTAAGCTCTTGCATAGCTTGTCTAACACGAGTTCCTGCAGCTTTATTTCCCTTTTCAGCGAATTTAACTACATCAGCTTCAGCAGCTGCTACGAGGTTTTTGATTTCTTCAAATGTTTGCATGATTCGAATTTTTTTTAAGTTATAGTGAGAATTTTGTAAAAAGTTCCATTTTGGTGCTTTTTTGAGTTATCTACTTAAAATGTAGATTCCTCTGTGAGATCCTTCTTGCATAGCCCACTCTGGACCTAGAGCAGAAATAAGCATCGATTTTGCGAATTCTTCATAGTTTTCTATGTCCAAGTTATCGTGCATTTCATCAACCATTCTAACTACTTTAGGATTTTTTTCCAGGTAGTTGTTTATACATCTGTTAACTTGCTCAAAGAATCTAGAAAGATCATTTCCTTCAAGTTTGAATTTTTCGTCGTTAATCTGGGGAAGTGTAGCTTTATTGATAGCAATGTCCTCAATTACTTCAGATCCTATTTCGTTAACGTTTAATACAGCATGAGAATTTTTAGGTCCCTCTAAAGTTTCGTATTCTGAGTATTTGCCGATGAACATAACGTACCCATTTTGTCCACCCTCTTCCATATCTAATTGAAAGAAATAATAGAACATATCGCCATCTCTTCTAAACAAAAATGGTTCGGTACCAAACCCATCTGCTTCTTTTAGATGATCTAAAAATTGACCGTAGCTTTTAATCCTTTTTTCCACTGTAGTTTGTATTTTTTTATATATCTTTACTTTGGCATCTCAGCAGAGAGCAGGGTGTAAAGATTTAGAACAGATTTCGGTAGAAGCTTCTTAAGTGAAGCAAAATCTTCACTTTTTAATTTGTCTCGTACCTCTGTTGCAGAAGTAAATCTAGGGGTAACTTCCAGCCCAAAATCCTTCGGTAAATTGTCTATTAGATCTGATCTCTTGATATACTCGATCTGCTTCTCGTAGTAATCTTTACGGTCGTCCCCAGCTGCAATTAAATGTGGTTCTAGACCCATCATTACAAGCTTGTTTATGATAGAACCTACTAAACCCCTATCGACTATCATATAATCTACGAGATCCTCTGGATTATCCTTAACCACGGCTTCCATATACTGCTTAATGATCCTTTCATCAAAAGGAGATTTACCAGATTTGATATGCCCAGGATATACAACAACCACAAAACTTGGGAGGTTGTTTTTCTCCTTTAATTTCTTAGCCATTTTTAAATGTCCAGAATGAAATGGCTGGAATCTGCCAATAAGGACGTTAACAGCTTTTGGATCCTCTGGTGCTTTTTCTACAAGTTGATCCTTATCGTCCTTTGTCTGGTTATCGATAGTTTCCAATTTGCTAATAAACTCATCGTAAGAAAAGAAAGGATTTTCTGATCTTTCAGATTCCTCATTTTCCTCCTGGATGTAATCTACGTTTGGTATAAACTCCTTTTTAAAATCAGAGAAAGAAACAAACTCAGATTCATTAACGGGGGATTTCTCTTTTTTAATGTAATCCTTGATATCCTGAATTAACAGATTCAGCTGCTCAACCATACCTGAGGTCACAATACCTGTCGCTCTGGTTTTAATTTTGCGGAATGAATTTAGGATAAGTTTGAAAAGAGATTCAAAAGATTCATCCTCTTCAACATACTTAAGAACTTTTCTGTCAGTAATCAGATTCTTATTAAGTCGAAAATCTTCTTTTTTCAAATAGCTAGGCTCTTCAAAATCGGTCCCCTTGTATTTCTCCTTGTTTTCATCCAAAAACTTAGCGAACACATCTGATATAAACGAAATGTATCTTTCATCTTCTGTATCACCTTCTACTTCGAAATTCTTTAATCCTTTCTCGAGAATAAAGTTCATCACATCCAAAAGAGTAATACCCAAAAAGTCGCTAGGCTTCTTTTCTCTTTGTTCTGAACTCTTCTGCTTTGCTATCTCGGTAAAAATTGGATCTACCATTTTAGCAAGAACAGTTTCATTTTCTTTATTGGGATCACCAAATCTAAAAACAATTCCTTCAACCTCTTTATCTAGATCTTCATTCAATGCGCTTTTAGAAAGTTCAGGATTCAAAGTAGAAATGATGTATCTCACAAAACTCTGGGTAGAGAATCTTTCCACTAATTTTTTGAACGGGGTATTTAGAAATTCTAGAAGTTTTGACTTCTGATCCTCATCGAGTTTACCTTGAAATATAATAGGAGAATGCTCAACGCCTAATAGATCAGCCCATTCATCTAAAGATGATTTTTTCTGTATAGTCTTAACTATTTTTCCAGCATCGTCTAATTGGTGAACGTATGATAGAATCAAATGATTCTTGGGTAATCTATCATAAACAATCTCAACCGGATTTGTGTTGGCAAAGTATTCTAGTCCAAATCTCCACCCTCTTGGTATTTTTTGAATCACATGGGGTGGGAGAGATTCGATATACTGGATTGGCTTTTCGTAGTACTTCATCAGAGTCCTATCGACCAAGGTAATAGGATTTCTTTGGTCCCTTCTGTAAAATTTGAATTTTCCTGTGTCCTTATCTCTTTCGAAACTAAAGGCAGATCCATCCATCTTTTCGTTGATGGTAACATATTGATTAAAAAGCTGATTTACGAAATCAGCTCCTTTTTTATTGTAAAGGTCGTATAGGTGATTAATTCCAGCCATTATTATTCAAAAAGAAAATTTTCTATTTCACTACTAAAACTCCTTGTAAAAGAAAGGGGTCCAAATTTTTTGTTAAAATCCACACTAATTATTCCAGAGATTACCATTTGTGATATTCCTTTTAGTAAACTTCCCACTAGGATTTTCGATTTTGGCTGTAAATTCTTATGATATAAGTTGATTAATAGCGGGGTAAATATTTCCAATGGTGGTATTTTAGATTGATAGTTTAGAATTCTATATACTTCTTTTTCGATAAAATAAACAGATTTGCCTCCAACTATAACCTCCATATTTCCATCTTCTGCCTTTAGAACTACTCCTTTATGCCCATTATCAGTCCTAAATAAAATTAGATCTTTATCCCTTAATACAAGGTTTACACCGTCTCCATCCAGTATAATATCAAGAGCACTGTAGATTAGATCTGTATGTTTAAGTGTAAATTCCATTAAGCTACTTCTGTTGGGATAACGTATCCAGCATTATTTAAATACCTGATCAAATCCTGTCTTATTTCTTCTACTCTATCGCTATATTTAAAATTAGGAGAGGTTACTATATTCCAAACCTCTTCAAAGGTTTTAACGTTGTCTGGTTTTACTCCACCGCCAAACATGAGATCTAATAATTCCTGTGGATCCCTTGTTACAAAAACAGATTGACCTTTTACTGTATCAGGTCTTTTAAGTCTCTTAGTTGCCCCCTGGAATGTTTTCTTATTCTTGTAGATCCCATCATTTAGCCTTAGAGCATAGGTGTCGAAATCTACAATATCTCCATTCTCGTCTCTCTTGGTTACATTCTTTAGGGCAGACAATATAGCCTGGAAAAGCCAGTTCCTGTGTGCAGATTTATACTTAGATTCATTCTTTCTATAATCCGGTGAATAGAATATGAATTTTGCCCAATCCATATTTGAGATCGGAATTAGATCCAGCTGAACTGTTCCGTTTTCTGTATCGCCTTCGATTGGCCAAGCTATGCTAAGAACGTTTATTCCCTTCATTAGCTTCATGTCTGGCTCATAGCCAAGTATTGCTGGAAGCTCAGACGAAAGCTTGTCGTATAGAAACTGAAGTGATTGATCTGCAGAAATACCAAATTTTTGGGCTAAGAATTCCTGAGCTATACCAAGATCAATATCACCAGAAGTATCCGAAGGACTTTTCTTTTTTCCTATGCTACCAATCAGAAGATAATCCTTATCAAATTCGCCGTCTCCAATCAAGGGGAATAGAACTTCCCTCATGTGTTGAATTGTCTTTTCAACCTCTGACTCTTTTATTGGTCTAGATGATTTGATAGCAGCACCTCCCTCGAAGAGCTTAGAAAAAGAAGAAAAACTCTGGATCATTTTAATTTGTAATATTTGCCAGCAGAATTTACATAATCAACATAGATCTCTTCTTCCTCAGTTTTGGGATTATTTATGTCAAAATCCTTACCAAAACTCTTCTTTCCGTTTTCTATTGATTTTTTATAAAAAACCTCGTGATCTTTTTCTTCGTTCCTACCGGTCTTCTTAATATCTTCTCCCCACTTTTGAAGAACCTCTTGCTTTTTACCTTTTAATGTTTTAGAATCGTATTTTTCTAAATCAGATCTTTTACCAAATAGATTAGCAACTCCTCTTCCAAGGCCTAGAAGTCCAGAGGCAGCCCCCGATACTAATCTTTGTAATGCCTGGCCAGGTCTTTCTGCCATGGCATCGAACCAATCCTTTCCTCCTTCGTAACCTGCTACCTCAGCTTCTGGGTTTTCAGCTTTAACTCTAGCCTGCATTTTGCCGAGCTTCCTCGCCACAATATTCTTATCCCCGGTTACTGAGTATTTTGATTCGTTTAAAAATCCTTGAAAATTTAAGATTTTGGTCATATAGAACTTTTCTTTAGTCTATATATCCCTTTTTTTATTAAAGCTTGACCTTAAAAATTTTGTACTGGAAATGTTCGTTTTTGTAAATCTGAATTCTAGCATCTCCGTGCTTCATTAGGTAGTTAACATACTTGGATGAACTAAAATCGTCTACAAAGTCAATAATGTTAACTTTCTCTTTTCCCTCCATCTTACGCATTCCTCTACCAAGACTTTGCTTTATCAAAACCTCACTTTTGTATGATTCTACCAAAAAGATATTGTGAAGATTGTTAATAGAAATACCAGTCGCAAAAGTACCGAATGTTGCTACCAGGACTTTATTTTCTCCCGTAGCCATTCTAGTTTTATACTCTTCCCTCAGATTTTCATCTGTATCTCCATCTACATAGAAAGCCTCTTTATTATAAGTAACCTCCCTCAACCTATTCCAAATTTGCTTACCGTATTCATCCTTTACGGATTGGAACAAAACAAGAGAATTCTTAGAAGTCTTAGAAATAAAATCTACAACGTAGTTTAATCTCTTCTCGCTTTCTATGACAAGCTTTCTTTCGATATTGTAAATCTCGTTTCCCTCTAGATTAGCACCGCTGTGCTTGAGATTTGCAAGCTTTTCTTTAATCGATTCGTCCAGCCAGTCCAAAATTACGACCTTGATAGAAACCGGGGTTGCGTGTTTATGTCTGAATAAAAAATCTGGTGAGATTTCTACAATAACAGGTCCTAAAAATTGCTGGATAGTCAAGTGATCTGCAGAACCTCTTTTTGTAAGTGTACCAGTAAGTCCAAATCTCCAGCCAGTGTGCATACACTTAGCCATGATTTTCTTAATGGACATAGAATTGGTATGGTGTGCTTCATCAACAAAGACTGCATCGATTTCTTCGAAAAAATCTTCTTCCTTTTTAACTAAAGATTGGAAAGTACCGATAATAATATCACATCCTTCCCTGAGTTTACTACCACCCCCGATTTGCTGGATCTTAATTCCAAGCTCATCTATACCGTAATCAACAAAGTCATCATGGCCTTGAAAAACAAGGTTTGAGCTAGGAACGATCATGAGAAATTTTCTAATCCACCCTTTATGCTTAAGGAAAGCAAGGATCATAAAAGCAATCAGGGTTTTTCCAGAAGACGTGGCAATCTCCGAAACCGAGTATCGGTATTTTACTATCTTCCAGGCAGCTTCTACCTGGTAATCTCTTGGGGTTATGTCTTTGTCCGAAAAGAATTCATCAACCCACGATTGAAATTCCTCAAGAGTTAATCCTGCGAGAATAAGTTCGTCGAGTCCTTCTATTTCAATTTCTATATTAAACTCTTTGCCAATTTCAAAGACCTCTCTCCAGAGACCTATCGGAACCCTCCAAAATGGGCCTTTCTTTTCAATGAAACAAATATTGCCGTCCCATAGCTTCTTCTTTACTAAAGGATGGAAATAAAAATTGTGAATTTTCTTAGTAAGTGAAATCTCAATTTGCTTCTTCTCAACATCGTTCGGAAATTGGGTTAATACTAGCCACTGCTTGTCATCTGATATAATAAACTTCAGCATTAGATCTTTTTATTTTATCGTACTTCCCCTCAAATATTCTTCTAAAGCAATTCTTGATTTGATTCCGTAAAGCATGTGGTCCACAGTTTGAATCGTCTGGTCTAAAAACTTTCTGTGTCCCTCAACAAGTTCAATTTTCTGGGTTATCTCGGAAAGATCTGCCTCTATCATAGTTTTGGTCTCGTTAGCACCATATCTAACGTCTTTGCTTTCCTGATACTCTCTTAGCTTTCTAGCTCTTTCCTGTCTTTCTTTAGTTCCAAGCTTAGAAATAATACTAGCTAACTTGTAGCTATATTCAAGTAGTATTTGTCTTGTTGAAAAAAGCTCAATCTGTGCTTCTGCAACGGTTTTAATGCTTTTAAGGTTTAGTGAAATAACCTGGATTTTCTCCCTCCACTCTGCTCTTTCTGCTTCGAATAACTTCGCGTAATCTGTTTCTGCCATATTAAAATAGTTTTCCCTTGGAGGGTTTATTGTTCTTATTCTTACTTATATCTACTGTGGTAGTTCTTGTCGGTTTCAATTTTGGTGCGACGTATGTAACAGATTCGCTAATCTCACCCAAATTTTCCAGAACAGAAACCTCGTGGATAGAAATAGGGAATTTTAGCTTCCCGTCATTCTCCTTCTCAAATGAGTTTTCCCAAGATTCTGTTTCGTCAACGTAGAACATATCAAACATCCATGAAATATGTTAGGTCTAAAACTTCGTGGGTAAAATAGTTTTCAAACCTTTTAACCTTAATTTTCTTTGCTCTCAAATAGTTTACAAGATCGTTTAAATCCCACTTTTTATTTATCGGCAAAGCGTGATCATCTAGAAATCTTTTCCAATTAAAGACCATATGTCCTTTTGAAAGTAGTTCTGAAGTCTTTTCTTTACCTGCTTTATCCCAGTCGTACCAATATTGAACATTATCAAACTCAAAAGGGAATTTGTTTTCTATCGAGCAGAGTCCAACAGAATTACTCCAAAGCCAAGAATCCATTGGACCTTCAAAGATTGTTATCTTTTGATCAAAAGAGATAAATCCAATATTGAACACATGAGATACTGGATCTATTTTAGTACACTCGTCTAGAAATTCTGGGTCTTTTACACCCAGCAATTTTTCCCATATTCCGCTGAGTTTATAGGTGTAGTATTTTGCGCCATGGAAAGTGGAAGACATGTTTCTTACCTGCAATCCAAGAATATCATCTTCTCTGGTTAAATTCAGGAGATAAAGCTTTTGACCTTTGTGATCCCAAGCAAATCTTTTATCTGGAAGTTGATTTCTCCTTAAAACGTAAGTTTCTATGCTAGAACCCTTAACATCCTCCAATCCCATCATTTCCATAAATTTAGATCTGGGGATGACCACTTTTTTGAAATCTGCATCAAAGAACAAGGAAATATCGACGTCACCGTAAACGGTCCTTCTTTTATCCCTTCCCTCCTTAATTACTTCTAGTATTTCAGTTCTTTCTGATTGATTTAGTTCGGAATTAACCCCAAAATCACGGAATAAAGTATATCCGTCTTTAAACATACCACAACCACCATTGTAGCATTTAAAACTTAATGTGTTGAGGTAAAAATTTCCTCTTTTCTTTTTTGAATTATTGCTATCTCCGCAATATGGGCAGGAAAAATTCATTCGATTTCCTGCTAAATAAATCTTCTGCTTCGTAAAGTCAGAAGGAAAAGCTTTTTTTAAAACTCCACTTAATAAATCCTCAATTCTCTTAATTTCCATAATTTCCCTTAGATACTAAAAAAAGGAGGGATCCCAAGTAAGGATCCCTCCATAATTTGTTTTTTATTAAAGATCTGCGTAAAGATCGTCTAATGAAGACGCAGTTGTTGGAGCAGCAGGCCTGTTAATACCAGTATTTGCTGCCGGTGCTGGATCAGATCCTACCTTAGTCGAAGATGCTTCTTCGTACAAACTATTGCTTGATGACTGAGGTGCAGATACTGGTGCAGAATAAGACTGTGCGGGAGCAGAAGAAGATGTATTGACACCTGCCATGATCTCGTTAACCAATCTTCCGTCAGGAACAGTGTTACGGATAACTCCCATTACCTTTTCGGTTAAAGCATCATCCCAATCTTTATATTCGAATGATCCCAAATTCTTAGGTCCAGTCTTTAGATATTCCATAATGGTGCCCATATCAGCCTGGTTCTTTTCCATTCTTCTTCCTTCGATTTCGATTGAACCTTTTTCTCCAACGAAAGAGCAAAGATCGTAGTTGTTCCACTCACCTACTTTTCTTGAGTGAATAGAAAATAGTTTACCTTCGAAAAGATCAAATGGATTGCATGGTGATCCATACTCAGGCTTAAGCTGTGCTTCCAACATATCGTTCAATTTCTTACCGAATTTGAAGATCATGACTTTTCCTTCAAGCTCAGGATTATTCTTGTCTTGTACGATTTGTACTAAAGCATAATAATCTTCTTTTCTGCTGAAGCTTTTAGCAAGTTCTTGGTCAGCTGCAGAGTGTGAATTCTTAAGCTTCCAAAAGATATCCTTAAGTACAGATTTTTTACCTACCGTTGAAGGACAATCTACTGAAAAACTGTCACCGCTTACGGGATCATTTAGGTAAACGTAATACTTGTGGATTTTTGATTTCGTTGGATCTACGTGATTAGGTACGAATCTAACCAAAGATTTGTAGACGCCATCCTTACCGCTTTCTGGGTAGGGCTTGTAAAATTCAAGATCGGTTGATCCTTCTTTTTTTGCTTTTGTTACAAAGCTTTCAACGTCTAGATTGAAGATGTCTAAATTACTCATGTTTCCTTTAATTTATTTTTAAAATTCCTTTATTTAATTCCTAAGTTCATCAAAAGTTTCCCCTAGGTTTTATATATCCTTCATATTTTTTTGAAGTTTTCCTGAACTATCTCGTGTTCCCAAACATTATTGGAACGCAACGAAATCCTTATATCTGGTCTTTCCACGCCAAACTCAGAATTAAAGAGGTGGTGTTTTAGTAAAGTTTCAGCATGGAAAAAAACACTATCATAAATTATATAGGATTCCAAAAAATCGAACATATTGCAATAGTGTACCATAGCATCTCTACCACCATAAGCAAAAATATCATTTACTCCTTTTTTCCAATCGTAACCAGGTGGGATAGAAATTACATTCGGATCTTCTTGGATAATTAATGGGTCGTGAATGTTTATGTCGAATCTTCCCTTAATTACCAGGTCGTATCTTTCTCCAACCAATTCTTCGTAATCCTGCATAAGCTTAGAGGCGGATTGGATTTTATACCACATACAAAAAATTGATACTGGATTTGTTTCTCCGGTCATCGGACCATAAACATCCAGATTCCAAGCCCTATTCTTTATACTGTCAGCATAGGGTGAATTAAAATCCTCTGATTTAATAAATTTAGGTTTGAGGATTTCTATAATATCATCTATGGTTGCTGTGTCCTTTAATTTTTGAGTGTATGCGTTGATCGAATTAGAAAAATCAGCTCCTGGGTTCCAGCAGGATATAAAAATATCCGGATTGTATACATCTATAATTTGTTCCTTCAGTGAGGGATAGCAATAAAGTATTTCTCTAAAATGCCCGGATAATAATAAAGCTGTTTTCATTTTACATAGTGTGAAATGTAATCGGAGCAAATTCCTAAACAAGAAGAAACCTCTTCACCATATAACTCAGGTAGCACAGCAATTGAATTGGCGATAGGCTGGTGACCCGGATAAATCCATAAATACCCATTGCTTGTGATTGTAGCATGATCCTCCTGGTGCCAAAAATAATGAAGACCTGTTTCATACAAATTAGAAAGTGCGTCCAAATTCTTTGCGTGAATCCACAAAGAATTTTTTCTTTCCTCTAGCCACTCTAAAGAAATCTCATGCTGTCCACCGTCGTGTCCTAAAACCCATTTGTTTTTTATAAACCAAATGTCAATCTCAACATTGAATCCCTCGGATATTGCCTCATTAATATAATCTGGGTGATTTTCCCTGTAAGGCTGTCTGCCGTTTAAATTTCCTCTATGAGATATTAAAATCATGCTCTAAAAAATCCTATAAGCTAAATCATCAGGCAAGCTTTTTCTTCCCCATTTCTCAATCGCAGCCTTGTATTCTGGTTGTTCAAATTCTCTATCGATGGCCTGTCGCATTGCCAACCCACCAGCTCTTGTTCCTTCTGGATGCCCGTGCAATGCACCTCCAACGTTAGCCATCCAATCAACACTATTTAAATACTGATTGATGAATTCGACCAAACCTGGATGCATTCCACAGCTAAGTGCTGGGACGATGTTGTAGTTCCAAAGGACCTTTAAGCAATCATTTAATTCATCATCATCTTGATTCATATACCCACCTATCATACCGGCGTGAATGGAATCAGAACCAGACCATCCTGCTATTTTACAGATCACAGGCCAATAGATATGGAATGGTGCTCTTTTGTCAGTAAAAAATTTATCTCCGCTCTTTTGGAAATGAATCCAAAGATTTGGGTTTTCTTTACGGATTGCTCTATAGACTCCCAATCCACTCCAAACGTTTATATGAATTCCGTTTCCACCGTTTTCTGAAACAAACCTAGCTCTTTCTAGAGCATATGGACTGTCCCCGTTGATACAAAAGCAGTAGATAACATCCTGAGCATTTTCCTTCAGCCACTTGGTAATAAGAGGAACTCTTTCTTCCAGTGGGCAATGATCAGGATTGGCTAAAAGTTCATCCTCCTTGATAAAATTTACTCCTCCGTAAACCATCTCTTTCACAGCTTCAAGAAGTACCTCCGGACTCATTCCAACCTTAGGCTTTATAATACCTCCAAGGAATGGCTTGTCGTGAACCCCGTTAAAATCCCTCCAGCCGGTTATTCCATAGGCAGGACTAAGAGAAAAACTTTTTTCAACGTCATCTGGTAGCTGGATATCCAGCACATGACATTTTTGGACTTCCAAAATGTCAACTTGACCTCCTGCAACGTGACAAAGAATTTGAGAAATTCCATCCTCCTCTAGATTAATATTAGAAAGAGGGAATGCTATTTTTACAATGCCTTCTTTCTTAGTCTTTAATTCTTCCTCATCAGCAAGGATAAAGCAACTATGGTTAAGAAACATTTCTTCGGTTTCCCAGACGCTCCTGTTATTAGGATTTCCAATGCTCTGTCCTATTGCTAGATTCCATGCTGCTTCACGGAGTGAATTTTTGGACTCTAAAAAGTAAGTTACCAAGAAATATTCTTGGCTATTGAACTCACTTTCTTTTCTAAATATTTTTACCATTAATCAATAATGAACTTATCCCCTTTAACGCTTGGTGTTTTTACTATGAAAACCTCACAATCTTCTAAAAATACAGGATCTGCAATTTCGTTTCTTCTGAGAATGAAAATGTCTCCAGCAGCCAATTCCTTTCCTTGTATTATCATTCTACCGGATCTTAAGAAGTTTATTTCGTCAGCCTCTTTGTGGTAATGTTTAGGCCACTCCTCACCTGCAAAGTGCTTTTTGTAGCAGACCTCAAAATCCTTGGTTGGAAAGCATGATGGGTAGAAGTCTCCGACGTACCAACCCCCTTTATAATCTTCAATCTTGTAAATATCCATTTTTAAAAGTCTCTTGATATTTTAGTAAATCCTCAGGCGTTCCTATTGGATAGTGTAGGTTATAGAAGAAAGGAAGTATTTTCTTTCCATTCTTTACAAGATAATTGTAAGAAGGAGCAATGTAAAACTCGTTATTATAGGTTTCGTTAGCTTCTATCATTTTTTCTGCAGATTCTACAAAATCTGATCCCTTCATCCAAAAATGAATACCGTTGGTAGCAATGTGGCTTATTACAACCTTTTCTTTTACGTCCAGGATTTTTCCTTCGATGTCCAATTTAACATAGCTGTTTTTTGGAGAATTTGAAAGAAAGCATCCAAGCACACCGTCTGCATTATTAGCCAAAGAGAATCCATACAATTTTTGGAAATCGAAATCATGTACCATCTGATCGCAATTTGCAATTATAAGTGGGGTGTCATTAAGGATTGAATCGGATGCAAGAAGAGCAGAACAAGCAGGTCCATCAGTAACCTCTTTTACTGTAATAAGGGTAAACATTTCAAGCAAGGTTCCAATGTGATAGTGAAAATCTATAGCAGAAACCTGTTTCTCGTTAATAATAAAGATAAAATGAGCACCTTCAAAATTTAGGTTTTTGATGACCGATCTTATCATGGAGTCATCAAAAACTTCAATAAACGGTTTCGGTTTTGTGAAACCTGCCGAAGAAAATCTGCTTCCTAATCCACTCATAGGGATTAGAATATTGCATTTATTACTTCTTGGCATCTTTTAAATTCTCAATCAAGTAAAGACAGATCCAAGAAGCATCAATGATATCATCCATTGGTTTGTTTACAGATCCTGAACCAGTAATCCAATTCCCTTTGTGTGTATCCAATATTTTTGTTAGGTGCGAAAAATTTGTTTCTGGTACCTGTTTATCAATGATAGCGTGATAAAGTTCATCTTTCTTGGCATTTCCCTTCTTGGCAAATTTCTTAATTGATGTTGGTGAATACACAAAGAAATTCTCGGAGCCAATGGTATCTACTATTTTCTTTCTAATAAGAGCAGTTGCCATAGAAATGTCAATCAAAGCGTTACCATTAGAGGAAAAACTTAATCCTTCCATAGCGATACTGATACTTTGTCCATCGATAAGAGGTTCAACATGTGTCCAGAAAACGTCCACAAGATCTTGAAAATAATCAATCTTTACCCGTTCTCTTGCTGAATATTCCTCCGGCATTTCTTTTTTGGTTAAGAAGAAAAGGTCTATATTCTGATCTTTTTCCAAAATAGAATATGGCTTATCCTTACTTTTTCTAAGAGATTCGGGTGTTCTATCAGACCTCGTCAAACTGCCCCATTTAAAATTTTCGCCATTAAAAACACAAAAAGCAGGAGAATTCAGGGAGAAATCTATACCAACATAAATCATAAATAATTATACTAAGTTTTTTAAATAAGTTCTATAACTTAGATCCCCTCATATGATCCGTTGAACTGAAGCCTGTCAGTAGGTCTCCAACCGAATGGATTATTGACATCAACTGCAACAGCGGGAACTGAAGTAGTAATAATCGAAGAAGAACCTACAGCACCAGAATAACTTCCAGTTACTATCCCTGCGTACCAAATAAAACTAAACTGATCTACCATAGAACATGGGAATTGAATTCCATCAGCATCTACTGCGTTAACGGGTAAGCTAAAACTCCAAGCCCCCGTTCCGTATGATGTAGTTGACCCAGCAGTCATCTCAACTCTTACAAAAACCGTTTTTCCTGCCGTGGTATAAGACCCTCTTAATATTCCGTTACCTATAACTGGTTGAGGGCTAGAAGCACTTGACCAAATAACAGAATAAGATAGCCAAGAAGAATTACTAATTCCCGCTCCTGAGGTTCCTGATGAACCAGAAGTACCTGATGAACCAGAAGTACCTGAGGTTCCTGAAGATCCACTTGTTCCAGAGGTTCCCGATGTACCTGATGTTCCAGAAGTTCCATTGGCACCGGATGTTCCAGAAGAACCAGATGTCCCAGAGGTACCCGAGGTACCCGAGGTACCTGAAGTTCCATTAGTACCGGATGTTCCAGAGGTTCCAGAAGTTCCATTGGCACCGGATGTTCCAGAAGTTCCATTAGAACCGGATGTTCCAGAAGTTCCTCGTGTTCCAGAAGATCCACTTGTTCCGGAAGTACCAGCAGATCCTGACCCGCTTGTTCCGGAAGACCCAGAAGTTCCAGAGGTACCAGCAGATCCTGAGGACCCACTTGTTCCGCTAGATCCTGAGGTACCACGTGTTCCTGAGGTTCCAGCAGATCCTGAAGAACCACTTGTCCCTGACGTTCCAGCAGAACCTGACGTTCCAGCAGATCCCGAAGAACCACTCGTTCCTGACGTTCCTGACGTTCCTGTAGATCCTGATGATCCAGTTATTCCAGAAGTTCCTGACGAACCGCTCGTTCCCGATGTTCCTCTTGTACCTGAGGTACCAGCCGATCCTGAAGAGCCACTTGTCCCGCTAGTCCCAGCAGAGCCCGAGCCTGTTCCTCCGCCCGTTGAATTACCATTCATATTCGAGAATGTAACGGAAACAGAGGGGTCAAAAGAAAAATCAATAGTTGCTAGGGTTCTTTCCGGATTGGTAACTAATCCTTGTATTGAAGAAATTACCTCGCTGAAAAGTTGATAGCCATATTCTGTTTTTGAAAAATATACTATAGTTCCATAATAAAACCTGCTAGAGGTTAAACTTGATCCAGTAAAAACGCTTGTAAAATATAGATAGCATCCGTCCTGGACCGCTTGAATCTCAGACAGGGAATCAAGTGTGAAAGAAGTGTAGAGCGTGCTTCCTCCTGAATAATATTTTATCTGGATATTTTTCACTTTTATGCACTAACTATTGTTTGAGTAAAAATGAATCCAGGTGATTGGAAATCAAGGGTTACTATCTGTGGAAATGTTTCTAATTGTGCTATAGCATCTATCCAAGATGTTTTCATAAAGGAAACATCGGAACCTGTAGTTCCGTAAAAAGCCAGCTTCGTAGAAAAGTTATTGAGGCTTGGTAATACTGTAGTTGTATTTACCGAATCAAGAGAAATAAAAAAACCAGTGGCCCCAGCAAAAGTTGAACCAACAGAAGAAGGATTTACTGCAAGACTTAAAATATTTCCATTACTATCCTTGCCGTACTTTATTTGTATCAGTCCCGACATCAGTTGTTATGGGATTAAAGCTTAGGCTCAACAGGTTGGCCAACTTCTCCAGTGTAATTGTAAACCTTTACAAGTTTATCGTAGCACTTTTTCATTTGATCGTCTGAAAGACAATCTACTAGGTCATTTAAGACTCTCTGATCGTTGCCCGAAGCAGCAACCAAAAGATTCTTCATGTGTACTTTGAAGTCGTTTTCACCATACATGGGCTGGCCGTACTTCATTTCGTTTATTTTAGCTAAATCTGAAAATTTCTTCATACCGGGTGTTTTATTTCTAACCTATATATCTTAATTCGTTTTTTGAACTTCTAGATCTATCTCTAGGAAGTTACATTTAAAGCCAACACTAAAAGTGTAAACCTGTGGAGCATTCTGTGTGTAATTTAAGTTCAATTGGGAAACGGATGTTATATTGACTTCCTTAAAAATTACAGAGGTAACAACACTACCCTCATTGTCTAATATTCTCAGGGGCAGGACTGGAACGAATAAGCTATCATTTTGGAAAGCAAGCTTATCTAAAACTGTTTCCAGCATAATAAAATAGTTCACGAATCCTTCTCCTATTCTAAATGTGACTTCAAAATCCCTAGTGAACAAATCCTGAACTGGGGTTGCGCTCTGGAAGTTAATTTGCTTTCCTAAGTTCTTTGTCTGTGACACCAAATCTATGCTCATTCCAGGGAACCCCACCGACTGAATAGTGCTATTCATGAAGGATGTTAATGTGTCATAAGGAGTAGGTTGTTTTTTCAGATAGCCTAACCACTTAGATTCAACAGACCCAGGAAAAAATCCTTTGGGAAAATTGAAGTAAAAGCTATTTGCCCTTGCATTTAAAATCATGATCTATATCTTATCTTGGAAAATTTGGACTTCCGTTATCGGATCCACTTTGATTTGTAGTGCTTCCTTTCGAAGATGCAGGGCCACCGTTGGTTCTTCCACCTCTTGTGTTGCCATAAGATTGTAGAAGTGCAAGATCATCAGTAGAGAAAATACCAGTAACTGCATCTGTAAATATTTGCTTAGTGATACCAGAATAAATTTTGAATCCTGCTGCGGTTGGGTTAAGGAAATAGTTAATGATCTGTTCCGTGTCCCATCCGTTTGCAATTTTACCCTGTACATCTGAAGCAATCGCTGATTTAAATGCCGCAATACCTAATGTGTTAAGTGCTTGTGCTGCAAATCCAGTTCCTGAAACTACAGGGTTGAATACTGTTCCTGATGTACCTGATGTTGATTCAGTAGCAGTTCCAACTTGTTGCCATGAACTTTGACTTGGTGTTATTCCTGAACTTCCCGAACTTGTTACAAAAACTGCATTCGCCAGGCTGTTAGAAAGACCTGCTGTTCCGGCAGTTCCAAAACTAAATGCTGGTCTAGCTTCAGTATCTTTAATCCATGTGCCATAATACAACACAGAAGAAGAACTTGCAGAAATCCTTGTTGTAGCAAGGTTTGCTTCCGTGGTAGCGGTTGCTCTTGCAGCAAGCTGAACATCCTTAATTGTATCCTTCAGAGAAAGTGCTCTTGAAGCAAGTTCCTGTTTTACACTAGATACCTTTGAAACTGCATTATTCCCTGTTAGGTTATTTGTAGCAGTCTGAATAGGCTGATTTGAAATGTAAAATCTTCTGTTTGTGAAAGTAAGGATTTGAGAGGATAAACTCTGATCTACCTTAAATGCAAGTTCTCCTCGAGCAGAATTTGCCAGATTCTTGTCTGCTATAGAAGGAGCGTATAGTTTATTGTTAGAGTTATCAATAAAAGCCATCTGGAAAGTTCCAGAGGAGGTTAGATCGATAAGATCTGTAGTTCCGTCAGAATTTCTTTTATAGAATGTGAATTTGTAAAAGTTGTCAAATGGAGAAATGGTAATATATGCTTGTCCCATTCCGAATGATACTGTATCCGTCGCTCCAGCATCAGCTTGTGTAATTGTATTTCCTTTTACAACCAGATTTGACATTGTTGTATTCACCTGATTTCTCTCGACAAATACGTTTGCATATTTTACAATTTCCTTTGGTGCTACAGAATTATTTGGAACCGTAATGTTTGTAGGTGAAGCTATCTTATTATAGATCTTTTGAACCTGTGGCAAAACTGAAAGTTGTAGAGGAGCTATATAAGGACCATACCTAGAAACATTAGTTGATGTATAGGAAGCGGTTCTTACTAGTCTTGATTGATCCTTACTGTTTACCAATGTCATGGTATATCTCAGTGTGAAACTTGCAGCAACAGCTGGATATCTTACTATTGGTCTATACAAAAGAGGGATATCATAAGCAGTTGTTTGGATCGTAGAGAAGTTCATGGTGGGGATAAGTGCTGCCCCAATCTGTTCAATAGTTTCTACCTTGTGATCTATGTAATATTGATTACCTATTGAATTCTGGAAAAGAATAAAATTTTCTATAAACCCGCCGTTGTCGGTTCCAAAATACTCGAAGAAATCACCAGTATCTGCTGGTGCGATGAATGCACCAATATTAGTAAAAGGATCTTCGGATTCTAATGAAAGCGTTGCTATTAGATTTACTCCATACTGGTTGTAACCATTAACCTGGGTAATGTCTCCAATCTCCCAGCAGCTAATTCTAATAGGAGAACCTGTTACGTAACCCTGACCACTTTTACTTGTTTTTCCAGCAAGTGTGTTTGGTTTATTTGGAGATGTAGCCGCAGCATACTGATTATTCATATCAAGTAAGCTTGGGATATCAATCTCAAAATACTTATCAAAGATATTTGAACCAATAGTAAGTGGATTTGGATTCAGAGTATAATCTTGGGCTGTGCCACTACTGATTTGTATCTGAGAGAATACAACATAACTTCCATCAACATCCAAATAGCTAATGCTAAGGATTAGTCCATCTATATTTCCTAAATTGTACCCTTGAAGTATGTGATATCTTACGCTGTCATAAACTACCGAAATGTTGCTTGGAAAAACAATAGGTAGATTAGCAGTTGGTGTAAGGTTTGGGTTAAAGTCGTTGTAGGGAACTATTAGGTTTGGATTAAGCGGAATGAAAGCATTTTCAGATACTCTAACTACGTTATTTACAGCAGTATTTTGTGTAATTGAATAGTTTGCATCCTGGTTAAAGATCTGAACATCGTTAAGGGGTGAACCTTTGTATTCTATGATTCCGTTAATCAACTTATTAAATCCAACAGTTGGATTACCCACATTAACGAAATATGTCTGTGGATTGGGTTGATCCGCATACATGTACTCCATAACCAAATATGGAGTGAGCTGTACGTATTTCGAAGTGGTGCTATAAGCCATTTTTTATCAATTTTTTACTTTCCAAACTGTAACCATTTAGGTGAATATGTAAGTCCAAGTCCTACTGAAGGTCCTGCGATATACCCATCCTTGCCAACTGTTAATCCATATCCGATTGAGAATCCTATCCCGAAGGGTTTTCTTGCCTGCTTCAAAGCTTTTTTAGTTGCTGGATCATCGACCATATCTAAAGCTTGCATTTCAGAGAAGGTAATTCCAGGGAATGACGTCGAGGCTCTAACAAAGAGTCTTCCAGTCTTAGGATCTGTATAAAGTCCAGTAACTAAATCAATCTTTTGTTCCATCGAAAGTTTAGCAGTTCCGGGTATAACTGTGGAAACGAATTTAAATTTACTTTTATCTGAGGGATCCCATATCGTATCAGTATCTACGGTATATGGAAGTTGTCCTGCTATTAAGAGCTTATTAGTTCCAGGTAAAGTAGGATTGTGTGTGAATTTTAGATAAGTATTATCACCTTCTTGAGTCGCTGCTACAGGTACCATAATAGAAGTATCCTTGTAAACAACCTCAGTTTGAATAACAACTGATGGCTTTCTTTTCCCAGAAAGTTCTAATCTATCTATAAGTTCTTCCTGTTCTTCTGTAAGCTCATTATACTTAAGTTGAAAAGCAGCTCTTTCAACAAGCATGTTTCCATTTTTAGATTCAAGAACTCTTACGCTGTCTCTTTCAGCTAGTAGATTGTTAAAATTTCTTTCTGCCTCTTTTTTTGCATCAGCCGTTGCATTACACTGTTTAAGTAACAGCATTACAAGTACTGCAATTCCGATGAGATAAATTGCTCTGCTATTAACAATACTCAAATATGATTTAAATTTATTCAGCATGGTAAATTAAGTTTATTGGGTCTAGTTTTCCTTGTCCGTATTTTTTTTCTAGGCTTATTCTAAGTTCAGCTTCCTGGTCTCTTAAAAGTTCTAGCCTACGAACAAGTGTTCCAGCTTCTTTGTCAAGATCAAGCATTTTTGCCTCGACTATTTGAAGTTCTTCCCTAACTATTGAAAATTTCAATTTCAGGTCGTTAGCTATTTCTTTTTCTGTTTTGGTAAGTTCCATTTCCATATTTATCTCAAGTTAAAAAATGTAAATTATTAAGCCCCTAATGTTGGGGTAAGTCCTCCTCCGCCGCTAACAGTTGAACTGGTTACGATAAATCCGCACCTAGAAGGGCTGGAAAGTTTAGGGGTCGAAGCTGAATAAAATATTGTTGACGAATTCAGTGTTTGTAATCTTATATGTCTACATCCACCGGTTGCTGAATTACTAAAATCACCAATCTGATCAGAATCAGATCCACCAGCAAAAACCGACCTTATTCCGCCAAAACACAGGGTCGAGTCGTTCATGAACACATCGAAAATCCTTCCTTGCTGTGTAGATTCATCATAGGTTCCGGTAAATCCGCTTATTTGTAAATAAACCCTATTTGATTTTCCATCGGAACTAGGTGTTCCACCGTAAAGAGGCGTTAAGTAGATAACATCCGAAGATGCGGATGTAAGGGTAACAGGAACTACATTATTTGTAAAGCCACTTCTGACAAATGTAGAAGAAGCACTGGGGGTTAGTCCCTGTGCAGCTTTTACGAATTTACCGGAGGCAGATCCAGAAGGACCGGATTCACCGATTACGTTAAAGTTATTACCCCTGGTTTCAAAAATATTATATCCGGAGGAATTTACAAAACTTACTATGGCAGGACCAGTAGCTGAAGATCCGGATATTTCCACAAAAACACCGCTTGATGTATTCGAAACTGATGCAA